CTATTCTTTAGTCTTAATGAATCCAATCGGGTTACGTGGTCTTTCGTCCCACGCCTTTTTGGTTTGCAGTTCTGCCAGTGTTTGGTTGATTAGCTCTATTTGCATCCGGGTATCGTCGTTGATGTCATTGTAGTCGGCAAAAACTTCTTCGAGGTATTGTTTGAGTTCTTTAACTTCCACCTGTAACTCTGAAATACGGTCTACCGGAGGATTGGCTATCAATTGGCGGACAGCAATAAAGGCGCGTATAATCTGTATGTTTACATCTATTGCAATGTTACTGTTGAGTACGGAAGAGAGTTGGGCGACACCATGTTCGGTGAATGCGTAGGGCATATACCGGGTACCTCCCCTCTTTGAGGTGCTAATTCTGCACCTCAAATCCTCCCATTCTTCCTTAGTCAGTTCAAACATGAAATCGCTGGGGAAGCGACGGAGGTTGTTTTTTACAGAACGTTTCAAATACTTTGTCTCTGTATCATACATCTCTGCCAAATCGAAGTCCAACATCACCTTCTGACCTCGTATCTCGTATATTTTATTTTGAATAATTAGTAATTCATCCATGTCCTATTTTATTTTTGTATCACAAAAGTAGAGTTAATTCTTCATTTTTCCTATATTATTACCATCCTTTTTCTCTTGTCGAACAATATCCGGCGCAAATGTTACCAACGCTCCTTTTCCGTCTCCCGTCCTCTTCCATCCCCGTTTTCCTGTCAACTTCCGCATTGTTACTATAACTATACCCTAACCACTCAAACTCAAACATAGAACAAAAAATTACCTCCTGACGTATCATTTTCCTATTTTGCACCCGTCCAATACGGTGTGTTACCCTCTTTTCGTACGTCCGTTCCTTCCTTTTCGAAATACATGGCCTTCCGTTGAACCCTTGCGAAGTGGATGAAACGAATGAGTATGGATTATGCTTTTGCCGTCCGACCTTTGCCCGACCTATAAACGAAAAATAGCCGTAAGTCAAAAAACTTACAGCTATTTAATCATGCACGGGAGGAGAGGCTCGAACTTTCTTTCTACTCTCCCTTTATCTTATATTTGCTGATAATCAAATGTTTATGTCCTCCGATTAATACTCATTTTACTATTATTTGTCCCATTTTTGTCCCTGTTAAGTAGAGGTAATGCTTTGATAATTAGGATAATATATTCAATATCTTTTGATTTTATCCGCTGGATACATAAATATTGCTGTATCTAACTATTGTTTTGTTTCATCAAGATTTGAATAGTTCTTTCTTTTTCTTCGAGCAATTGTTGTAAATGTGCTAATTCCTTTTGACATTCACTTAATGTAATATCTCCAGATACATTGTTCCCAATGCCCTGAACATGATGTCCGATGCTAATGGAAGCGTTATCTATCTCTCTATCAAAGAAATAATCCATTGATACTTTGAAAAAATCAGCTATTTTTTCAAGACTTCCTACTCGTACATTAGCTCCTGCAATCATTTTATCTAATCCCGGACCGCTAATCCCAACAGAGGTATATAAATTTACCTTTGTAATCTTCCTCTCTTCTAAAAGTTTATTTATTCTTTCACCTATAAACATAACTATAATTTATATTTTGTCTAAATAGCATAAACGTTGGTTTGTTTTATTAACAATAGTTTGTTTATATAAAAACTATCGTTTATGTTTGCAGTATAAATATAGAACTAAAAATTGTACTGACATGGGAAAAACAGAAGAATCTCAAAAAATGGTACTTAAAGACCATTACGATGCTCTCTCTGATGAAGACAAAATTGCACTCCGAAAAGAGTATATGGATACCACAGGAATGGCGTATACCACTTTTTATACGAAACTACGTACTGACTCATTTAGGCCATTAGAGCGGCAACTCTTTGAAAAGATGATATTAGATTATAAGGTTCCAACATTAGCTAAGGCATAATTATGAAATATCGGAATGTAGAATTTTACAACACTCCTGATGGAGAAGTAATGATTAAAGAAGAGAACAAAGCTGCTCGGACATTCACAGAAATGGATCGAGAGTTGATTGATGATATCCTTTCTTTGATTCGTGATAGGTACACACAAGCTTATAATCAGTTACTTGAGATTTATTCGAAGAGTTCTCGCAACCGGACGTATTATGAATTCCGCATTGTACATCGATTCGTTAGATGCAATTTCGGTGAGTACGATCAATTCAATTATGATATTGATGCAATGGGAAATTATGACTTTGAGGAAGTCAAATGTCCAATGCGCGGTGAATGTTTATATGAAGGTGTCATTTGTAAGCCTAAACTTACCACTGAGTTAACCGAACGCGAAATGATGGTATTCCGCTTAATAGTTTCCAATATGCAAGCTGATGAAATATCACAGGAACTTGCAATATCTATTCCTACTGTCAATCGACATCGTGAAAATATCAAAGCTAAAATAGGTGTTAAGACTGTTTCTCAGATGATTAATTACTGGCATAATAACCACATGAAATAACCATGATGACAGAAGACGAAAAACAAGAAATCAAAAAGATTTTAAAGAGAGCGGGTTGGTGTTTGTTTCTGATTGGGGCAGGATTAGCTTTATTCTATCGTGTGATTGAATACTTCATTTATATAGCAATTGATATATGAAAAAAAGGAGAAGAAATCATAAAACAAGACGATATCTTTCTTTGAAGGATATTAAGTTTCAACCTCGTTATAAATCAGGTGTCTGTCGATATTGTGGTTGTACGGATAATGATCCGTGTTATAATCCCAATTATGGTAATTGTTGGTGGGTTGATAAAGAGCATACAATATGTTCGCACTGTGCAGATGAATTAATTGTAAATGATGAAGGTACAATCCATTGTATTGTTTCTAAAGGACTTATTTAGAATAAACGACTCTATATAGAGTCATATTTTATTAATTACTTAAAGAGCCAACTGAAAGGACAGTTGTAGGGTAAAGCCCCTGTTAGGGTTTGTTTATTTTCATATAGGCCGGAATATTCCCGGGCTATATAGAAAAATCCTCAAAATAAAATTATTATGAAAACAAAAAAGATTTTGATATTGGGTAGACAAGGAGTTGGAAAGACTCAATTAGCAAATTTACTTTCAAAAGCTCTTGGTATCCCTATTACTGAAGAGGTTGAATGCTTAGGTAAATTGCCGAATGAAGAAGGTATTTATACTTCTAATTCAATTCCTATTGAAGTGGCTAATGTAGGCTTACCTCAAGGTTTCATGTTGATACAAATCAATTTAGAAAGGAACAAATTTATGGAAGAATTTAAAGGAACAAAAGGTAGATGGCAAATGACAACATCTGCTTTAGAATGTGACCATAATTCAGAAGTTGCAACAATATGGGGAGATAGTGAATATGGTGAAGGTGCATCGTTAATTGCGCACATAGATAATTCTCCGGGTGTTGAAAAGGCATTAGCTAATGCAAAACTAATAAATGCTGCTCCTCAATTATTGGAAGCATTACAGAAGGTTATTGAAATTCATAGAGCTGGATTGCATTTGTCAGACGCTCTTATAAAATATGTTTATCCAGCAATCAATAAAGCTTTAGGAATTAACGAATAACAAGAATAATAATGAGCAAAGTTCAAATACCGTTAGAAAAATTAGAAGAACTGAAATCTGAAATAATCAAAGAGATTGAAGAACTGACTGAAGGCACTGTATCAGAATTTCACATTGAAAATACAGGTATGTATGTCTATTTCAAAGTTACCTATGTGTTTTCTCTATGCTTTCCGAAATACCAACTGTTAAGTATTGATTTTGAGAAAAGGAGAGTTCATTGCCATGCTGATGTTATTTCGTTTTCATGTGTAAGAGAGTTGTTCCTTTAAATTTTGAGAAAAACAAAATAGAAATGAATCAAAGTAATTTAACTCATGGTTCGCTATTTAGTGGTGTTGGTGGATTTGAATTAGGCGCTAAATTATCGGGTATAAAAACGCTTTGGAATTGTGAATTTGAAGAACGTAAAAGAAAAATTCTAAAACGTCATTTCCCCTATGCTATTCAATACTCAGATGTTTGTACGGTAACAAATCCTCCCTATGTGGATATTATTAGTGGAGGATTCCCATGTCAAGATATATCAATAGCGAACGTTTCAAATAAAAAACTTTGGGAAAATGGAGAAGTTAAAGGTATTAACGGAGAACGCTCCGGACTGTGGAAGGAATACAAAAGAATTTTGGGGCAAGTTAGACCTCGTTACATCGTCTTTGAAAACAGTCCAATGCTCGCTATTCGAGGATTCGAGCAAGTCCTTTGCGACCTTACCGAAAGCGGGTATAACTGTCAATGGCAATGTCTATCGGCTGCGCAATTTGGATTCAACCATAAAAGAGAACGGATATACGGCATTGCCTACACCTGCGAAATCGGATGCAAAAATACTTCTGAAATCTTCCAACCAATACAAGAAGTATTATTTGAACGGTCACCAAGACAAAGCCCTATATCAATTCCAATTAAACGGTTTAACAGCAAATCAAGCTATGATAATGTACGAATGGATGATGGGTTTTCCTATGGATTGGACAAAAGAAGAATAGAAGATATGGGAAACGCCGTGATACCTTATGTAGCACACTATTTATTTGAGTGTATTAAAAGGTTTGATAATCAATTAGCGTAAAACAATAAAGATATGAATATAAATGATTTGAAAGATAACGAATGCTTCATCAAAAAAGAATATATATCTAACCTATATACTCTTTATACTCTATGTACAAAAAGCTGCTCGTACTCTTTTAATACGCTTCATGAAGCGAAAGAAGAGGCAGAGAAGTGTAGTTTGAAAATATTAGAAATAGAATAATGAGCGAATTGTATATCCCCCCAGAGCGCCCAGCCAGAAATCTTGTTAATGGTAAATTTTTTAAAGGCTCAGTTCCACACAATAAAGGAAAGAGAATGAAATATCATTCTAAAAAGTCAAAACTTAGAAGCCTGAAGAATTTAGTCAAAGGGCGTGGGCCAGGACATAAAACAGGGGCAGGGTTAAACCGGAAAAGTGTAGTTGCTATCAAAGACGGCAAATTATGTGGTGTTTTCCCATCCATTCAGGTTGCCGGTGAAATTACAGATGTTAATCCTGCTTCAATTAGTCGTGTCTGTAACAAGAAACCTTGCCGTCATAGGGCTGGTGGTTTTCAATGGTTCTTTGAGAATGATAATACATGGTGTGATTTAATCATAAATGAGCATGGATGATAATAGGAAAAATATATTAACAGAATATCTATCGTACTTATATAGTACGAATAAAAGTTATGATACAATAGGGAGATACATCAAGTATACTACGGATTTTCTTGAAAATACCGACAGCTTAAATCGTCGTGGTTATTTAGCCTACAAAAGAAAAAATGCCGATGTCCTGTCTCGATATCCTGTAATGTGTGATGCGGTATGTGATTTGCTATCTTTTCTTGGGGTTGGTTATAGGAGGAAAGAAAAAGAGGTGAAACCTTTGGAGAAACTAAGTACTATCTCTTCTAAAAATAGATCATCTTTGAACGACTTTATTATTTGGCTCACGGAAAATAACGATTATTCGGGGCATACGGTGGATATATACCATACATCATTGAAGATGTTTTTTGAGTATGCTAACGAAATGAATATGGATAATTGTAAGAGATTTATACGATTGATGGAGGACAAAGGGTATTCTCCACAAACTATTCGATTACGCATAACAGCGTTGGAAAAATATTCGAAATGGATGAAGAAGCCTATTGAATTGAAAAGACCTAAGATGAAACGCAAACTGGACGTATCCAATGTCCCTACTGAAGAAGAATACAATCGTTTACTGGATTATCTCAAAACTAAATCCAATAAAGACTACTACTTTTTTATCAAGATCCTTGGTACCACCGGTGCCCGCCTGTCAGAGTTCCAGCAATTCACGTGGGAGGACATTATATCCGGTGAAGTTACATTGAAGGGAAAGGGTAACAAGTACCGACGTTTCTTTTTCCAAAAACAGTTATCCAAAGAGATAAAGGAATATGCCTTATCTCATACAAAGACCGGACTTTTTGCTATAGGTAGATACGGCCCTATGACCCAACGGGGACTTTGCCAATCAATGAAAAATTGGGGGGATCATTGCGGCATTGACCGTAAAAAGATGCATCCACATGCTTTCCGGCATTTTTTCGCCAAGATGTTTCTTAAAAAGAATAAAGATGTGATTCAGCTTGCTGACCTGTTGGGACATGGCAGTGTAGACACAACAAGAATTTATTTACAAAAGAGTTATGACGAACAAAAACGAGATTTTAATCGAAACGTTACATGGTAGCGTGGATCAACTGAACCAACTGGCAGAGATGACAGATGGATTGACGGTCATGGATGATACTGGTCATGTGGATACATACTTCTTGATGGAGGCTTTGACATGCGTAAATGCCTTCATGGATGCAAGTAATAAAGTGGTATCAAAAATATCTTCACTGCTGGCTCCTGATGCTGAGGATACCTCAGATAGAAAGAAGCCAGGGGATGAGGGAAAGAAATGGAGTGTGGAAGAAATTCTGAAACACTGTACGTTGGAGAATAGTATTCTTAAACTTCCGGCTGTGCAGTTCAATAAGAAGTCCTATGCAGAGGCGAAAAAGTGGATAGAAGAGGCTGGTGGTTCCTGGCAAGGTGGTAAGATTCAAGGGTTCACATTTCCTTTCAATCCTGAACGGGTATTTTCTATCCTTAAAGAAGGTAAGCGATGCGATTTGCAAAAAGATTTTCAATTCTTTGAAACGCCTGCTGATATTGCAGACTGGTTGGTTATGCTTGTTGGAGGAATACATGATGCTGATACAGTTTTGGAACCGAGTGCCGGCCGTGGTTCGCTTATAAGGGCTGTTCACCGGGCGTGTCCTTCCGTTATGGTTGAGTGCTATGAACTGATGCCGGAGAATCGGGAGTTTCTCTGTTCTATGCCTAATGTTATATTGCTTGGTGAGGATTTCACAAAAGATAACACTGGAAGCTATAGTAAGATTATCGCCAATCCACCATTTTCCGGAAATCAAGACATAGATCACGTCTGGATGATGTACAAAAGACTTGAGGAAGGGGGTACACTTGCAGCTATTACCAGTCCGCACTGGAAGTTTGCTTCAGAAAAAAAGTGTATTGATTTTCGGAATTGGTTGAAAGAAATACACGGACAGGTGTTTGAAATCGGAGCAGGGGAATTTAAAGATAGTGGAACGGCCATAAGTACCATGGCTATTGTTATTAAGAAATAATTCAAATCAAATAAAAATGGAAGCAAAATTCAAAATCGGTGATGAAGTAAAAATTGCAAATCACCCAGAAAAAAAAATGAATGGTAGAACAGTAATCGTCAAAAATGTTGGCTATGGTAGATTTAATCCTGATTCTGGTATTGAAGACCAAAACGTTTACCATGTGTTTGATGGAAATAAATCATTAGGATGGGCTCCTGAATGTGATTTGGAGCTATTGAATAAACCTTCATAACAAAATAGTTATGTATACAACAGATATATTTGAAACCGCCATTAACTCATGCGGCTATACAATCATTGAAATTAAATATGTGAATAAAAACGAGGTTCATAAGGTTGAAGGGACGGTCCCTATCCCTAAAAAAGTAACCATTGACGGAAAGCGCCAGACAGTTATCCATGAGAAGAAAGTCCGTTGGGATGCTAACGGTTCCTGTTTCTCTTTGAGATCTAATATCCGTCAGCGTGATTTTGACTTACCTCTTTCAACAATAGCCGAATGGAAAAAACTGGAGAGAGAAAAACAGAATCTGGCCTAACGCTTCATCCTGATTGGGCCGATGTTGCTATTTTTAACATGGGTACCGCAGGCTTTAGTGAATATAAGCAACGTGTTTTCATGGCTTTGGATAAGTTGCAGCCTAACCATTATTATGATATAATAAGTTCAGTTCCGGTTTATCGTCGAGAAATATTTCTTGGCATTTGCTCCACCTATATCGATAGCCATCCGGATTATGAACTAACTGAAGATAATTGTCGAATTTATAACAGAAAAAGAAGATGAATAACGGTAGATGGACTCCTGAAGAGGAAGAATATATCCGGAAGAATGCCGGAAAAGCAACTTTGGCAGAAATGGCCGAACATGTCAGCCGGTCCGAATTGGCGGTTCAGTTATTCATGCATCGACGTAAGATCGTCGTTCGCCAGGTAGTGAAAAGAAATCTGGTGCAAGAAATATTGCGCATGAAGTTCAAACATCCGGAGAATTTCATGCCCAACCGTCCCTTTTATAAGGCCGTTGGCATTAATCAGATGCGTTTTTGGGATTTATATTACGGGCGTAAACCTATCACTCAAGAGGAATATCTTTCGCTCTGCGATTACTTCGGGATTACTCTCCAGGAAGCTTTCGAAGCGCGTCAGTTGAACATATTTAATAATGAGATTTATGATTGATAAACAGACCATTGACCGTGTAAAGTCAGCATTAAATATTGTTGATGTCATCGGTGAATTTGTCTCTCTCAAGAAAAAAGGATCCAACAATTATGTTGGTATCTGTCCTTTCCATCCCGATAGCCATCCCTCAATGACAGTTAGTCCGGCCAGACAAACCTTTAAATGTTTTGTCTGTGATAAAGGAGGAGATGTTATCGCTTTTGTTCAGGAACATGAAAACCTTTCTTTTGCTGAAGCACTTGAATGGTGTGCCAGGAAAGCTGGCATACAGATAGAAAATAAAGAGCTGACGGAAGAAGAAGTTCAAAAGGCAAAAGATATAGAAGCCATGCGGATCGCTCTTCGGGCCGCTGGAATCTTTTTTCGGAAACATCTTCCGGAGGCACAGCATTATCTTGATCAGCGTGGATTTATATTAACCGATAAAGTCATTAAGAACTTTCAGATTGGTTATGCTCCGGAAGGGAATCTTGCACATAAAGAATTGATTCAGGCCGGTTATTCAGAAACCATATTGAAAAAAGTAGGTATTCTGGCCGAGAATGAACGGAAGTACATTTATGATGTATTCCGGGATAGAATCATGTTTCCCTTCATTGATTTGAATGGAAACATCATAGGTTTTTCCGGACGCTTCATTACTCCAAAGGAAAATATAGGGAAGTATGTAAATACCGGTGATACACCTGTTTTCAAAAAAGGTACACAGCTCTTCGGTCTTTATCAAGCCAAACGGGCTATTTCCCGTATGACTTTTGCTTATTTGGTCGAAGGGCAGTTCGATGTAATGTCCCTTCATGCTGCAGGAGTTGAAAACACAGTTGCTGGTTCCGGTACCGCTTTTACCCCGGAACAGATAAGATTACTTAGTCGTTTTACCCAATCTGTCACACTTGTGTATGATCCGGATCCGGCAGGAATTAAAGCCTCCTTAAGGATTTGTGAATTGTTTTTGCGTGCTGGATTTTCAGTACAATGTGTTCGTCTTCCTGAAGACAAGGATCCGGATAATGTTGCTTCTGAAGAGAAGGATAATACTGCTAAATGGTTACTGAATCATCGTAAAGATTTTCCCACTTATTTTGCTGACGTCTTCTTAGATAACAATCCGGTTCCGGATCCGAATGAACAGGAAGAAGTTCTCAACACGATATGCAACCTTATCTCCTGCATATCTTCAGAGACTTCACGCCTGAATCATATACGTGCTTTGGCTGATCGATTTGATATGAATACGGAAATCCTGGGTCGTAAAGTTCGCGATATCCTTCGTAACCTGAAAGATGCTCCGAAGCAAGAAGAACTGAAGCACGGAGTTTATGGACTCGATTTGATTAAAGATTTGCGTAAAGAAGGGCAACCCTGCATTTTAACCTGTGATTTCTCGGAATTTCTTAATGCGTATGGTGATCTGCCAATACTTCTGATCAATGGTATTCCATCAGCGACAGACATTCAGGAGATTCGGCGTGAATGTACCTTTTTTACTACCGATTCTTACGGGTTATCTATCAATAAAGACGGTGACGAGTCCGAATACCTCTCTGCCCTGACTATGATATATCGGGCCGGTATGACTAATATTACAGTCACACTTCCTGCTGGAGAACAAGAACCGGAAGAAGAGGAAGATGAAGAAGGATATAATCAGGAAGTACAACGTTTTGATAAAAGTTTTACATTTGTAAAATATTATGTACTTTTACATGGCAAATTCCTTCCGGGTTACTTCGGTGAACGTACTCCTTTTATCGAACGTTGTGCTGATCTGATTAGCTACGCGGACGATTCAGTCAGGATCGTTAATCTTAAGTTTTTTTACGAATGTCTTTTTTTAAATAAGGGAGCTTTCAATGAAATTCTAAAGCCCTACTTGGCCAAACGAAAATCCCGGATGGCTATCAATGCCCAGCGTACAGATGATGATGAAGAAGATTATGATCCGGATGAACTTCCCGGTTATGTCGATGATAACCCGGAATACAAGGAAATGTATCGGCAATGTGGCTTTTATCCCAAGCTTAATAAAGAAGGCGAGCCCGTGTGCTACATGTTCCGGCAAGAAAAAGGAGGTCATCTGCAGGTGGCCGATTTCTTCATGACCCCTCTTCTACATATCTATTCCGATGATAAAGACGCCAATAAGAGGGTACTCAAGATTAATCGCCGGTATTACAAAAATCCACTTTATATTGAAATCCCTTCCAGGGCACTTCTTAAGAAAGCAACTATCGAAGAGGAGCTGATCCAATTAGAGGCCGTCAACTTCACCTCCGGAGAAGAGAAACACTGGACTAAGATAAAAGAGTATATGTCCCGGCATTTTGTCACCTGCTATGAAATAATGACTTATGGAAATCAACAATCCGATGGAGCATCTCGCCAAGAGAGTAATATGTTTTTTGCTTTCTCCAACGGAATATTCCACATTGTCGATGAACAAGCACGTTTTGACCCGGTTAACGAGCTTGGGGTTGTTACCCACAATAACAAGAACTATTATCTTCCTGCATTCTCCACTATATATGCCGGTTCCGGGTACCAATCCGAAAAGTACGAACTTGTTTCGCAACTGGTATATAAAGATATCCCTGCTGAGAAACAGTGTTCTTTTGAACGATGGGCAAGTCTGATGGATCAAGTATATAAGATCAATGACAATGGAAAATGGGCTATTCTCTTTGCCATCATGTGCGCCTTCCGTAGTAACATCCATAACATCGACCGCCTGTTCACTGCTCCTTTTTTCATGGGCCCTATGTCCTCCGGAAAGACACAGATTGCCATTTCGATACGGTCTTTGTTCATCTCTCCTAAGATTCCGATCTTCAACCTAAATACGGGTACGCTTCCTGCGTTGTCCTCTCTTCTTTCAACTTTCCGGGATGTCCCTGCAGTACTCGATGAGTATAACAACAAAGATATAAAGGACATCATATTTCAGTATCTGAAAGGTGCTGTCTATGATGGCGATGGCCGTCAAAAAAGGAAGGGTACATCCGGTAAGGAAATAGAAGTCGAGAAAATATACGCCCCGGTTATCATTTGCGGGCAGGAGACACCCCAGCGTGATGACAATGCCCTTATGTCCCGTATCATCGTCTGCGAGGTTCCGAAACCCAAAAACCGTATTCCGGAGGAAGTTCAGCTATTTAATGAACTCAAGGACATCGAGGATCCCGCCAAAGTAGGGCTATCCAATGTTCTATTTGAAATTCTGAAGCTTCGCCCCATTGTCATGGATAATTTCCGAGCCCTCAAACAACAGTGCTATGATGAACTGAAAGAAGCACTTATCAATGCCGGAGAAATTGACCGTCTAATGAAAACCGCTTCATTATTTTTAGCCACATGTAAACTTATTGAAAATTATACAGATATGAAATTGCCATTTACTTACAAAAGTTTTTTTAAAATTGCCTGCGACAAGATTAAGTTCCAGGTAGAATTGATCAGTAAGACAGATAAACTCGCCACCTTCTTTAAGGCCATGGACGTTATGATCGACAGCAAGGCCGTTCGCGAAGGCCGCGACTTCACGATCGACACCCCGGATCGCGTTACTATCAAGCTCCCCGGCGGCGAGAAAAAAGAAGTCACCTTCCCTGCCGGTACGCGTGTTCTGTTCCTACGCCTCAGTCCGATCTACACACAGTTTGCCCGCAGTTCCTACAACAGTGAGGAGTCCACTCAATCCACTATCGAACAGAACCTTCGTTCACATCCCAGTTACATCGGATTGATCCATGCCCGCCGTTTCAATTGGTACGATGTAGTCGAAGTACCTCGGGGGGGATTCGTCGCGGATGAGAATCTTCCTTTCCAACCGGAAGAAGGTGTCAAGATTGATAATACCATGGTGCGTAAGATGGAGAAGCAGACTACGAACTCAAGTTGTATCGCCCTCAACTACGATATCTTTCGCGAATTGTATGATATCGACCTTCAGCGAAAGCCTGACGACGAAAGCCAACAAGAACTTGGCGAACTCTAATACATCTCGATTCCCGCTGCTCACCCGGCGGGAATCTTTGTTTTTCTCTTTTCCAATATACGGACATTTCTCACCCCAATTAACACTATCTATTATGATATCCTATTTCAATCCCCCACACCCCCTGAATAAAAAAAGAGGGAACATAGAAGCGAGAGTTTTGAAAAGAAAACTTTTCATAAAGTACGTCCAACCGTCCAACAGTCCAACAAGAAAAAACATTTTAAAAAGTAAAAGCCTGTAGGATAGTAGTATATGTATTTTATAAAAGTATATATATATCCTACATCTTTGTTGTTTTGTAGGACGCTGTTGGACGTGTTGGATTTACCTCTCTCTACTATCCAACATTGAAAATTTCGCTCTGTCCAACAAAATAGGGGTTTGTTGGACGTGTTGGACGTCCTCCAACATAAACTTTAGTTGAGTAGATTTGCATAACTAAATAGAAATCAGTAACTTTAGTTTTGATTCAACCCCCATGTTGGACGGTTGGACAGTTGGAAGCAAAAACGAATAAAAACTATTTCAAAAAAATAATAAGAGAAAAAGCTATGATTACCACCAGTATTCAAATTGAGCCATACCTTGCAGAATATCTTCGCGGAAAATTTAACAATGGTTCTGATGAACCTTTTCGTATTCCCGACAATACGGACCTGTATCACATCATATGGACATTGATGGCTAAAAGGCGTTCAGATCAGTCACCCGTCGACAATGGCAATTTGACTTTTATCCTTCCCGAACGGCGTATCGGGAAAGATCCTTTGGTTTATAATTACCTCTCTTCAAGATCAGCCAGGATCATAGAAATTGAAATACGTCGTATGTTTAACCGTGAACTTCATTCTGTAATGGACGAAAACGATCAGAACGGACACGAATTTAACAATCTGGATATAGTTCATAATTTCCTGTGTTCTTATTGTATAGAGAGTATATCTGAAGATGCACTTTTAAAGAACTTCTATCGGTGGCGTGAGAATATTCGTAAGAGGAAACGACGTCGGGAATATAAAAAGAAGTTAAAAAACGGCTGAAAAATCACCGACCAGACTATGCTTTTTGTCCCAAAATGGCGGACAAAATGTCCTATGTGTGGCGAACTTGTTGATTATAAATTAATTATGTTAATTATGAAAGAACTATCCATTATCATTTCAGTAACTCCGAAGAATAAAATGAAAAAATCATCTTATACCTTCATTGCTGATCCGTTTGATTTTAATTACACTATCGAAAAAACATCTGCTGGTAATTGCTTTAATTGTGATAAAGATATCACCATAGAATTACCCGACTCTGATATAGTACGTGAATTTTCTGTCACGCGCCAGGTGATTGTACATCTCCGTGATTCTTCCAATCGGATTATTAATCTCGGAACAACAGATATCCCGGCATCGGTAACTATAATTCCGTACCTTAATACTGCAACTCTTAATATTGTGTGTAAGATGCTCCGTTCTCCCTTTATTCCATAAAGACACGGTTTACCGTCCTTCATAGCCTTCTGTTCATCCTCTATCTTCGCTGAAAAGATATTCAGATGAACAGAACTTATCTTCGCCAGCTTCTTCTTTCAAACAAACTTCTTATCACCGCAGAGGGTTATACCTCCGCGATGATGGAATGTTTTCCATTGATCTCGGCTGACCGTCCGTTACCGGGAGCATTTTTCTTTAATGAAAATCCTCCTACCTATCAAGAGCTTTCAAAAAAAGCCTTATCTAAACTTCTTAAGAGTATCGAAACTCATGCTGAAGCCCAAGGTATCAATATAACAGATGACTTCTCTTCTGAAGAGTTGCCTGAAGGCAGTATAGCTTATCACCGTATCTGGGGAATTGTAACCTCTTCATCTTGTTGGTATTTCTCAAGCAAACAATTTGAACAGGATCTGATAGCTGCCGAATCCAATCCGGCCATTGCTACCCATTTCTTACATATTAATACGCCGGGTGGTGAAGCCTGGTACCTTGACCGGCTATCTGAAACAATAAGTTCCCTTAAAAAGCCAATCGAAGTATTGATCGAGCGATGTTGTGCTTCTGCCGGATATTATATCGCATGTCATGGTACCAGAATCAATGCACTTACTCAGAATGATTCCATTGGTTGTATTGGCACTATGACAGATTACTGGGATTTCTCATCCTATTATGAAAGTCTTGGAGTTAAACATATTACAGCCAAATCTAACTATTCCGATCTGAAGAATAAAAAATATGAAGACCTGCGTGCCGGTAATAAGGAACAGTATATCAGTGAAGAACTGGATCCTCTTGCCGAACAGTTTATTTCCGAAGTGAAACGTTCCCGGACTAAACTGACTGAAACTGATCCCCCTGAAGATAATCCGATCTTCAGGGGAGAAACGTTCGATGCAACTCATTCTGTAACTAACGGTCTCATTGATAATATCCTCACTCTTCCTCAAGCTATTTCCGAAGCATACCGCCTCGGACAGGAATATCTCGACAATGAGGAACTCAAACAGCGTGCTCTCAGCTATGTATAATCAATAATTTCTTATCAGTATGAATGTAAAAGAAAAAATTCAAACCGTACTCCAAAAACTTAAACTCTTCGATAAAGCCAAGGCCAATACCTTGACTAATGAGGATTGGCAATCTATTGTCAACTCATACCAGCAGGAGTATAAGGTAACTCTTCAGGACGATATGGCAGCCGAACAAGCTGCACAGCAGAATCCTCTTGATCAGGACGCGTTAAACCAGGCACAAGCTATTCTTGCCGGAATTGTTTCAGGAGTTTCTACCAGTGAAGATCAGGAAAGTTCTGACACTCAGCAAGAGAACCCGAAGGCACCAGAGTCATCATCAACTCCGGCTACTCCTGAAACACTTGTTAAATTGACTCAAACCGTCAGTGACCTTGTTTCCACTATGAAAAGTCAGGCCGCTGCAGATATTCCTTTATCTGAAGCTCGTGTTTCAACAATTGGTTTCATGGGTCCGGCAAGTACTTCTAAGTATCTTTTCGGTGTTGAAAATTCTATGTTCTCCATGGATTATCGTTGGAATAAGATTACCGCTAATCCTCGCGCGGCATCCAGTCTCGATGATGCTGACGAAGAAACAGATGGAGTCACTTTCCGAAAACAGGCTGTTGCCTATTCACGTTCTTTACAGAAACGTTACAACTATCTGCATGCCAATAGCATGCTTGACCCCAAACGTCTTGCTGCCGGTGAGTTTGTTACAAACTATGAAGGGGTCAATACTGCAGGTGTAGGAAATCAGCATGTAGTTCTTCGTCAGGATTATCTGATAGCCCGTGTATTGTCTAAACGTGATCTTACGCAGTACTTCCCCGTAAGATATGGTATTCAAGATCATGACCTTGTTTTCAACGCCTTCTTCTCTGAGGTTTCCCAGGCTTATCAGGTAGGTGAGATCTGGAAAGGTGATATGAAACTCGAGAATGAGATGGGGCATGTAGACGATGCAATGATCAAGATAAAGTTCGGTCCCATGAAAGAGCTCGAACGCATGTATATCGCCTATCTTAATAAAGAAGGATCCGATCCTATTAAGTGGTCTATGATTGAGTTTTGTATTCTCAATTCGCTTGAGACTGCTCAAGTAGAACAAAACAAACGTCGTATGCGCGGTATTTATGTGAAACCGAAATCTGGTGTTCCGGGAAGCTATTTAAACGCCGGTACCGGAATTCTGTACACCTTACTCCGCTATGTTCACGAGAATAAGTTGTTGTTGCATGATAATGAATCTTATCGTTCTTATACTTCAGCTGATATGCTTGAGTCCGTTCAGGAGTTTTGTTCCGATGTTGTTGCGTCTTGTACAGAAGATATGGATCTGGACAAACATGTTCTTTATCTGAATAAACTTCATCAACCTTGGTGGATCAAAAATATTCGTGATACGTATCGAAGAGATACTGACTTTACAGGTCCCGATAGTTATCTCAATACGGTTCCTGACACCTCCATCCGTATCATTTGGCTGCCATATCTGGGGCAACTGCCTTTCATGATGATGGACGTTCCTGGAAACCTTCAGTTTATTGAATATATTCCGGGTGAGATGTTTGCCATTAAAGCAAAGGAAGACATGGAACTTGTGAAAGCATGGTCCACTTGGAAAGAAGGTACGGCAGCTGCCTTCCTTGGCCGTCGTTTTGATTCCTTTGAAAAAATGCAGGCAAACAATTATGAATGGCAACAGATTTTTATGAATAAATTTTCTGTTGACTTGGCAGCTGATGCTACCACAGTCGATGCAAAGGCTGGCTTTTGGCAAATTACTGTCGAGAATACCAAAGAGACTGCCATAACCGATATCACCGGTGCAAAAAAAGGTGTCGCTTATGTTATTGAGTGTGGTAATACAACCAATGCCACCACAATCGCGAAATCTGAAAAGTTCAAAAATATCACTGAGGCATATACTCCAACCAAAGTTGGCGATTATATAATGGTGATTCTCGATGACGAAGGAAACTTCCTCGAACTTGAACGTCAGGTAGGAGGCAATCGTAAGGTCAACGCAGCACTCCAACCGAACATTCCCGGCGTGCGATAGTCCATTTTTCATGTGTGTTTTAATAAGTTAGTTGTTTGTGGGCGGGTTTTATGGCCCGCCCTTCTTTTTAAATGAAAATTTTATGAAAGCAAGAAAAATTTCCAATCCTTATAAAAAGGGTAACGAGTACGCTCGTAAAATGTCTGTCAGGTTCTTCCTCTCATTGATGATGCTCCTGGCTATCGTCTTTGTTGTTGGCATGTTTATGGACCCGGACTCATTTTTATGCATCTCCGGTTTTGGTGGTACATCATTGGCAACTATGATGATCATCGGTGATGTGGGTGATGTTTCGGATCGCCAGACGCACGGTTCTAATATTGCATATAAAGTGTATCTGATTGAACTTTCCCAGATTAACCCTGATGTGAAGTTTCCCAAAAAGAATGCCAATCGCGAAGTTGGTACCATTCCGATGAAAGCCGGTGAGTATATGAAGTACTTCGAAGCCCATGATATACCTACATATACAGCTACTGGAGAGAAAGGGGATATTACCACATCCGGAGAAAACAACTTTATAATCATTATGGGGGGGATGCGAGATCAGCTGCTCAACTTTATCGAAGAACACGCTGGTGGTAAGTTTATAGTCTTGTTCAAAGAAGTAGGAGAGGAGCAGTGGTACATTATTGGTGAGTACGACCGGCCAATGATTCTGCAATCGTTTGAAGCAAAGAATGATAAAGATGGGCGTTACGTCACCTTTACCTTCAAGCGTACCTCTATTGATCAATATTGTAAATATACCGGTGCCATCGTTCGTACTCCGGCAGCAAAACATACGGCTTCAGCCACTACACTTGCCATCAAGCCAGAAAGTAACCGATATGAAATCCCGGATGGTACTGCTGCCACTTATGCCATTTCTGCTGTATCTGGAATCACCGCAAATGACAAAGGTCGTTATATAACTCTTGAAGGTACCGGTACTGACAAAGCCGCTACAATTGCTGATGGAGCATCATTCGTTCTTGAAGATGGAGCTACATGGACCGCCCGTGCAGGATCCGCGATTACATTCCGGATTATGGATACTACTACTCTCGTCGAGGTTCCTGGAACCCGTATTCAGACAGCATAGTTTATTTATTCATAGAGCAGAGAAATCTGCTCTTAATACTTACTAAAATGTACTCATTCAAAGAAAAGCAAAAACATTTTTCTGAACTTCAGAATCCGGATGCAGCTTCTTTAGACTTAAAACTCTTAACTCAGAAGACTCCCTCACATCCTCTTTTGAGAAAGTTTTCGAGAAATCCGCAACGTTATGCTAACGAGATCTTGTACCAATTACTCGATGTTGCAGAGCGGGATGAGATTCGTAACAATCGCCGTCCACCTGTTTCCAAAGTTTCCAAATCCAATGTAGTTAATGGCTCTCAGTCCTCCAAAAAGGAGACTGAAATACTTCTCATTGAGAAGTCTGAAAAGGTTGAAAATGTAACTTTTGAATCTTCTGATGCAGATCAGCAAGATAAGATATCTGATGTAACCGATCAAATAGTAGAAGCCGAAGAACATGTAGAGGAAGCCGAAGAACATGCAGTAGTAGCCGAAGAACGTGCAGAGGAAGCTGAAGAACGTGCAGAAGAAGCAGAACTTCGTGTAGAGGAAGCTGAAGAACGTGCAGAAGAAGCAGAACTTCGTGCAGAGGAAGCCGAAGAGCGTGCGGATAATGCTGAAGCAGCGCTTGAACAAGAGAAAAAAAAAGTAGCCACTACTTCAAAACCGGTTTCAAATCCGAAAGTAAAGTCCAAAAGTGGGAAGAGTACCCAAAAATCGATTGGGACAACCTCTCCGACCCACAAGTCCAGACAGCCACGATCATCTACAACGACCGGATCGTAACCTGGAAACAAATGAAGCAGCTCGACGAACAGCTGGATAAGAAACCGACTACACAAGCAGTCATTGATATGGCCGAACTACGTATTCGTAATCTTCTGGCGTTTGAAGAGCTGCAGTCGTTCAACGATACTGGGAAGTTCCGTTACAAGCATCCGTTCATAGCCCACCAGTCGGAGAGAGCACAACTGGAGGATCTGTTACGGAAAGATCCGCAAGAGTTTCTGCGGCGTCATAAAAATGTACTCGACAACATCCGCAGATACGAATCCTACCTGAAACGGGCCGACCGTGACAGTCGGCGCACTCAGGACAAAGAAAACCTTCGTCGTCATCGTGAGCGCGAAGCACTATTCAAAGCCATTCTCGAATCAACTAATAAAAATTAAAATGGAAAAGCTAATAGAAGTATTTAATTTGGGTGGTTTGCCTACCGCCCCGCTGGATTCATTCTTAGAGCTTCAGGAAGACTTCAAAAAGTCGGATCCTGATAAGTTATCGAAACTACAGATGCTCATCATCACCCGTGGTTTCAAGTATGCATTTAAGGCTTGGAAGGACCCGAACGGAAAACTCTGGATCATCGATGCCCATCAACGTCGAAAGGCACTACTTGCACTACGAAAATCCGGCTTTACCATCCCGGAGATTCCGTATGAACCAATATTTGCTTCGGACAAGAAAGAGGCTGTCGAGGAGATTGCAGCCTACAACTCTGAGTTTGCAACTAAGAACCCGGATACCTTACTCTTCAAAAAATACAATATCGATACCGATACTCTTTCCCGGTTCAATCTTGGTTATGAAGTGAAAGCAATAGATTTCGATCAAGTAACAACTCCGCTATTCGGATCAGAACACGAATCGACCGATATCCAAGAAGATGCCATTGATTTTTCAATTCCGGCTGAAGATGATACAAAGTCTGTATTTGTTCAGCCGGGTGATATTTGGTTACTTGGTGAACATCGTTTAATGTGCGGTGATTGTCGTTTAAAATCAGACGTCATAACACTGATGGATGGTCATTATGCAGACTTAATTGTAACTGATCCACCTTACAATGTCGCTTATGAAGGTGGTACAGAAGATGAACTCACCATTCAAAACGATTCCATGGAGAACGATTTGTTTATAACCTTCTTGAAGCAGGTGTTTACTGTTATGTATTCTATCTTAAAACCAGGTGGATCCTATTATGTTTTTCATGCTGATATTGAAGGTGAGAATTTTCGTGCCTCTCTTAGGAAAGCAGGATTCAAAATAGCACAATGTTGTATTTGGGTAAAAAACAGCATGGTCATGGGACGCCAAGATTATCAATGGCAACACGAACCATGTTTATATGGATGGAAACCAGGAGCTGGTCACTTTTGGAATTCAGATCGAAAACAGACTACTGTTTGGAACTTCGATAAACCGCAACGTAATGCTATCCATCCGACAATGAAACCCATTGCTCTGATAGCTTATCCTATTTGTAATTCCAGTACATCTGGACAAATTGTAGCAGACTTCTTTTCTGGATCAGGTTCCACTCTAATGGCTTGTCAACAAACCGACCGTATCTGTCGCGCAATGGAGATAGATCCTCGTTACGTTTCAGGCACAGTTCATAGGTATCGTGCAATGTTCCCGGAACAGCCTGTTCGTTTAATTCGTGGTGGTGAATTTCTCACTGTTGAAGATACTTTTAAAATTATTTCATGAAACAAAATCTGACACCCACTTCTGATGTAGATAAAGTCATCCTGATTGGTGACGAATATGTATCTCAAGTGCGTACGTTTGGCGCACTTGGATACTCTGCAGATCGCATCTGCAATCTCTTGGGTTTGCGTGGAAATGAAAAAATAGCTCTTAGTATCCGGATCACTCTGCCTGGTGATGTCTACAACGATGCTTACAACAATGGGCGTGTTTTGGGAGAGTACAATATTGATGCAGAGTTGGCGAAACGCGCTGAATCTGGAGAGATTGATGCTATTACTGCTTTAGAAATCCGCAAAAATGAACGTATAGAACTTGAACTTCGAAAGAATTTATTCGGCGTATGACACAACTTGATATACTTGATAAGATACATCCAGATATGATATCAGCTTTCCTGGTTTCAGGGAAAAGCGATGGCATACCGGCTGATGTGCAACTCTTCCTCAAGCAGCTGCAATGGGCTGCTGAAATATACGAATACGAACGGAACATTACCCGTGCTGCTAAATTACTAAAGCAACGCATTAATGCCTTACAGCATCTTAATCTTGATGAACGTACCTGTAAAGCACGTATATATGCTGCCATCAACTACTTTTCGATTGATAATAATGTATCTATCAAAGTATGGGAGTCAAATTACGCGGATAAATACGAGGACCTGGCTAAGCTCTCCGCTGTTCGTGGTGATTACAAAACACAGAAACAGTGCTATGATGCTGCCGCCGAATGTCGCCGACGGGCATCGGAAATTGCTGAAGCTGATCGTGATCTTGGTGTTGTTTTCTTGATTTCTCCGGATATCACTCCGGAGGAACTCGGGTACTCTAAGAAGTCATTGAAAGAGATAGCGTCCAAGCATAACGCAGGTTTCTATTTGAACTTGATTGATAAGCTTCCCATCGAGAAAGAAGAGAAAAAACGCCTCTTACGTGATGCTGACATTCAAGAGGCTGAGTTTGAAGAAGTAAACGAAGAATAGTCATGTCAATAGAACTCTATTCCCAATCTCAAACGAAGCTTTCTGCAGGCTGTGATACCTTCGATGCCACTGCCTATTTTGAAAGTTACTACATGAACTCTATGCAGATTCAGGTGAATGTTCTGGATCCTAACAATATCTTTGTTGAAGGTGCTCGTGCTGTTGGTAAGACTGAAGGAGTAATGGGACCGCGTATTATCCGGGTAGCAAATGATATGCCTGGAGAACTTTCTTTCCTGGTACACAAAACTTATATTGCCCTAATGACCAATGTATGGCCTAATATCCAAGCGTACTTTTCCCGCCCTGTCACCGTTGCTGGTCGTGTTCGTCCGATGTTAGAATATGGCATAGACTATGTGGTGGGAGAGGCTAAGATACCATCTCACTTTCGCCGCCCACGTTACCCTATTGCCTATCCTAAACACAGTATTTTGTTTCGTGATGGCCATCACTTGCAAATGGTAAGTTCTGACCAACCGGAGTCTGTCGCTGGTCGTTCTGGTGTACATGCCTTTATCGAAGAGATGAAGCACAACAAAGGTGAGAAGTTAAAGACACGGCTTTTCCCGTCACTTCGTGGATCTTCTGCCGAGATCCGTATGTCACAATATTATCAGGGTGTAACAGGTGTGTCCGATACAGCTCGTGTAGATCTTGGCGAAGATGACTGGTTCGAAGAGTATGAAAACAATATTGACCAAGCACTTCTTGAGGAAATAGCTACAGTTTCTCTGCATGTTAATGCAGCTATGTACAAGCGTTACAAGCTGTTTGCCCAGCAGAAACAAACAACGAACCCGGTTATACTCGAAGCTATCCGTCTCGAACTTCAGAAAGTAGAGCGAACTCTTGATTTATGGAAGCCTCGTCTTGCTGATATGCGTCGCAATGCTACATTGTATGTGCGTGCCAGCTCGTTTTGTAACAAGGAGGTTTTAGGTCCTAAATTCTTTAAAACTCAGCTTGAAACTCTTGATATAGACGAGTTTCTTACTTCTATCTGTGCTATTCGACACAAAGAAGTTGTAAATAAATTCTTCGCTAATTATAAAAAAGAGTTTCACCAATTTTCCGACAGTTATATTTATGAGTCTATCCTGAAGCTCGACCTCCGGGAACACTTTATTCTAACAGCCCGTTATTTGAAACATTATAATAAGCGTGATGAACTACTTGTTGGTTATGATCCCGGACACTTCTCCAGTCTGGTTGTTGGCCAGGAGAAAGACTATGGTTCAGAACTTAGGATACTGAAGGAGTTCTTCTGTTACTATCCGGATGAACAGCCTGAGCTTGCCCGTCAGTTCTACGAGTTCTTTGGTCAGGATGCTGTCAATAAACATATCATTCTATATCCGGACCGTGCCGGCAACAAGAAGAAAGAGGACTTGGAAAAGATAACCACCGACTCCCGTATTCTCAAGCGAGAGTTGGAGTCTTACGGCTTTACTGTTGAGCTGATGAACGAAGGCCAGGCGACAGTTTACCACTGGCAACAGTTCAAGCTCTTGCTTCTTATCTTTGGCAATCGCAGTAACGCATTACCCCGCGTTCTTATCGACGAAAACGAGTGCAAAAATTTATGTAGTGCTATTATGCTATCTCCTCTTAAAAAAACGGATGGTCGTATTGAATTGGACAAAAATTCAGAAGTGAAAGTACCGCTTAAACTTCAAGCCGGGCTTACAACACAGATACCAAGTGCACTTATTTACTTACTTTTTGGACGTTACGGTGACCGTGTTCAAAGTGAATTATCATCAATCCCGATAGATTTACCGGATAATTTCTCTATAAATTAATTATTAATTCTATGAAAAGTTTGTCTTTATCCATAATAATAGCCCTGTTTGACATTGAGAAATATGCTAATCTATTGAAACCTAATCTAATTACGTTTCAAAAGTTTATTTCTTTTTTTTCGTCAGACTCCTATCTCCACGCCCCGCTGATAATTCGATGTGAGGTGCATCCCTCTTCTTTTTACAGGAAATATGAGGGAGCGCCTCTTTCGGTCCTTTTGGAGGTGTTCTCAAACAAGTATTTTCGAGCATGGAAACTACAATGACAGGACCGCATGCACTGCAATGGGCAAAAGAGATATCGAAGCTTCCTGATGGATGTTTCACTATTGCATTCTTTCCTTATTCAAGGCAAAAGGGAGAGGCTTCTGATAAGCTAACCATCCGGGAGGGGTGTAAGTTCCGGACTCAGTTGCCACATGAAAGGTTTAGTATCGATGGTGAGAACTTGTTCCTCTTCAGTGATGCTGGTGGAGAACCAAAGATGTGCTATAGGATCCTGATTCGATACATGGGTTTTCCACAGGATAATTTTAAACTTCATAAAATCGATTGGTTATGAGTGACGTGAAGATGCTGGGTGACTATGGTTGCTACATCGATGAAAGTAATGTGATATCGTTCCAGGTTGGGGATAATCCTCGTATAGGAATGGAAGATCCTGGTTTTTCAGTGGAAGACTACAATTCGTTCCCTGATTTACAATGGCAGACGATTAACGGTTATCAAGTGTGTAGTCGTGGACACAATAACATGAAGTGTGAAGAGGTAGCTGCAGATCTTAAAAAGAACCGGTTGTTACCTCGCTTAATTACTAAGCAGATGAATATGCTGTATGGAAAGGGACCAGCAGTGTATAAAACAGTGTTTGCTGATGGTAAATTTAAGCGCGAATGGGTTGAGTGTCCGGAAATCATGAATTGGCTGGATTGTTGGAAAGATCGTGGACTTGAAAGTGACTATAAAGAAGTCGCAAAAGCTCTTATTAAAGACTTCTATTATTTTCGTGACTACTTTGTGAAGTGGAGATTTTCGGTCGGTAGAAACTTTGGAGCACTACCTGTTGCTGGTATTGAGACGATGGAGAACAGGCATTGTAGACTGGCCACAACAAAGAAAGATGCCGCTACTGATTTGGTATACTATCGTGACTTTCGTTTTATAGCTGTTGGGCGTTGGAATTATGGGATATCCAATTTTAAGATTTATCCGAAATTTAATTTGGCTGATGTAGATAACTATAAGTATGCAGCTATTTCGCATCACCGGGAAAAATCAGTAGATGAGTTTTATGGTGTTAATGAGACACACGAAGGTACCAAAGAATATATTAGAGGGTCTAATGCAACTGCACGATATATTAACTCCTTTTTGCGTAATAGCTTGGCCGCAAAGATACATATCATTATTCCTAATGCATGGATCAATGCAAAACGCACTCAAATTCAGAAGCTTTGTGATGAGAATAAAAAACGGAATAAAGATGGAGTGAAATTGTATGTGTTTAATGGAATCGATATAGGTACTGAATTTAAGGAGTCTACACTGATTAAATATATTCAATCTGAACTTCGTAAGATATCTCAATACCTTTCTGGAGCTGACAACCAAGGTAAAGCGTATGCAACGATTAGTTTTAAAAGTGGTGGTACTGAAGAAGAACGTTGGAAGATTGAAACAGTGGATTTGAAATACAAAGAGTATATTGAATCGCTTATTACTTATGATAAGCGTGCTGATGAAGTGTTATTATCGAGTGTTGGTCTCGACTCTTCTATTTCCAGTGTTGGGAAGGATGGTGTGATATCCAAGTCCGGATCGGATGCATATTATAATTATCTGATTTATCTGATGTCTCTCACTCCGGACGAAGAAATCTGTTGTGAACCTTTTAATTGGGCTATTCAAATAAACTTTCCTTTATTATATAAAAAAGGATATAGAATTGGTTTCTACCGGGAAATTCCAAGTCGCCAGGAAGAAGTTAAACCGAACGAACGATTAAATCAGCAAGAGTCATGATTATATTAGAAGAGTTATTTAAAAATTTGACAGAATTTCGCCAATATGCACCTTATTCTGAAACGAATATTGAATTTAAGGACCTCAATAGCTCAGCATCGTCTGCCCGAAAGCAGATATGCATTATTATTTCTAAAAAGGTTTATGATATAATCGTTAAGAGGGAAGGAGAGATACATGATGCTTTACTGACTGCAATGGCCAACTTAACGTTGGCAAAACAGTTAGTTTTTGACGTTGTCAAGCAGCGCAAATCCGACATTGACATATACAAGTATGAAATGGAAGCTATGCGCCGATCTTATATTGAGAATTATTTTAGCGGAATGGATACTTTGATTCAGTTACTTGATCAGGAAAAATTAGAAGAGTGGAGTGGATCTCGCTATTGTAAACTGCTTTCTTCTCTTCAGATACAGACTGCAGAGGACTTTGATTTTCTTTATTCAATTGATCTTTCCTATCTCTTTTTCTTCCGGATTATTCCACTTCAGAAAGAAGTACTTGACGAAGTCATGACCGGCTACTTCGAGCGCGTAGGTGATAATCAAGAGATAAAAGGTTTGCTGTTACATGCACTTGCAAAGGCTACAGTTGCTCTTGCATTGCGTCGATTGGATATTCTTGAGTTCCCGGCAACAATACGTAATCTTTTTGATGATTCTAAAACTAACCGATCCGGAAAAGATGAACAGGAACGTATGCTTACGCTTGCCAGTCAGTTAACCGACGAAGTACAATCTTTATTGAGAAGTGTCGATCTCATTTTATCTAACAATGATTCAGGGATAGTGGATACAGAAACTTCTTTTAATTCTCCGGACGATATAATCGTAATGCTGCCATGAAAGATACTATTGAATTTACGCTCCATGGGGACACCTACTTCATCCCTAATTCATGGGATCTCCTTACTCCGTTTTTATTTTCCAGTCTTGTACAAGATTTTAATCGGATGGTCAAAGGTGAACTTTCTCCGGCCATGGTGAGAGTAAACTATGTATGTAATGTCATGGGCTGGAAACCAAAGAAGATCAAAGACGAAGACTCTTTTCAGAATCTGGCTTTTCTTGCAGAGCAAGTAACATTCCCATTCGTTATCTTATATCCGGATAATGATTTGGACCTAAAAGATATGGATCCTGAAACCAGAAAGCTTTGCAAAAAAACTCCTCCTGAGCGACTAACCAGTCTCCCCATCGCACGATATCTCTCACGTTTGGACTATCAATTTACCTTGGATAGTTGCTTTTGCAAACAACTTGTACCGGAGGTGATTGTGAATGACGAAATTTATCCTGCATATTCCATTGATACAAGTTTTAATGTTTTGACCTGTTCATTAACTGCGTTGCAATATATAGAGGCTCGTGCTTTAATGGGAAAGTCTGTAGATATGCTTCCACTTCTGGCTGCTATCTTATATTACCCAGGTACGTATTCTTCCGCAGGTGCTCATCGGTTAGCTTCAGAGTTTGCCAGCTTGACAGAATATGAACTTCAGGCAATAGCTTTCAATTTTCAGGCTTTTAATAATTATCTGTTTTCTCAAACAGAGTTTCGGTTACTCACAGCATCGAAAGAAGGTAAGAATAGTACTATTAGTACCGGTGCTCTTGAATCTCTTTATAACTTGAGCAATGATGGACTTGGGGATATTACAGTCATCGAGCAGATGAATGTTATCAAGTACCTGACTATTCTCCGAAAGAAGATTATTGAAACTGTCCGTAGCATGAGTTCTATGAAAATGGAGAAAGTTGATATTGAGAAAGAAACAGGATTGCCTATTCACATCATTAACCAGATATTATGATACTTGATTTATTCTCTTATTTCGCAAAGTTCCCCTCTAAATCGGGGGTACTTTCCATCTTTAATAATGGTAGTAGTACTTATGCTCAGTATTCTGAACTGCACAATGTAATAACGAATCTTCCAGAACCTTTAGTTCCTGCGATTCAATCATACGTTTTTGGGCAATCATTTGAATCTGTCAAAGCACGTATCGATAACTTAACAGGTACTTATCTTTTTATCGATTACGGTGAGTTTTCTTCCAAGAGCGATTACCGGAATTCTATCGAAGATTCTCAAAAGTTGGCGGCTACTGTTGCAATGAAGCTATCGGATACTTCGGATCTTGTTGAAGAAGCCATTGCTTCGGATGTCTGTTTAGAGCTTCTTACTACTTTACGTACGTATTTTCTTTACGATGCAGAAAGTGGGAATATACCTTGGCTTAATCGCTCAACTATAAAGAATCATGATATTATTCCTTTTGTAGCGAAAGAATTGAAGTCAATTGGATGGACTATGATTTTCGAGGCAAATGCTTCTGATCTGTTTAATGTCAAAAGACGAGCTATGGTTTCTGATATTAAACAGTAATCGTAAATTTGTCAAAAAGAAAATAACTGACCTTTTTTATCTCCTTTTAGCTCAAGCTAAACAAAGCTAACTTGTTGATAATAAGTGGGTAATTGCTACGCTGTTCGCACTTATAGTGTTATCTTAGCTGTATAATAATAAAGGAGATAAAACATTATGAACGAGCAAATTAATAACATTCTTAACCAGCAAATAACGAAGACAGGTAAAATCCAGCAACTTCTTCTTTTAGGACTAACTCGCCGCCAGGTCGCTGACCTTGTAACAAACGGAAATTACGGTTTCGTACAGAACGTATATAAGCGCATGCTTGAAACCGGAGCCTTTCAGCCCACTACCAATAATATCAATACCTTTTCCGAAATAGACTACACTTTCAACCGCCGTTTTGGTGTTGAAATAGAAGCCTACAATTGCACTCGCGAACGCCTTGCTCAAGAACTTAGGGAAGCCGGGATAAACGTAGCTGTTGAAGGATATAACCACGATACCCGTAACCACTGGAAACTGGTAACCGACAGCAGCCTTTCCGGTTCAAATACTTTTGAACTTGTTAGCCCGATTCTCGAAGGCGAAGCTGGTCTTAAAGAGCTTGAAAAGGTCTGTTGGGTACTTGATTATTGCGACGTAAAAGTAAACGATTCCTGCGGCCTTCATATCCACATGGATGCCGCCAACTTCACTCTCAACACTTGGAAGAACCTCATACTTACTTATCGGAGAGCAGAACGTGTGATTGACGCTTTTATGCCGGCATCGCGCCGGAACAACCCTTACTGTAGAGGAATACAATCCATAACAGAAAGCAGAATTCAAGAAGCCGCAAGCCTTAACGATTTGCGCATGGCTTTTGGGGGTGACCGCTACCATAAACTTAACCTTGAATCTTACTCCCGCCATCGTACGGTTGAGTTCCGCCAACATTCAGGAACAACGAATTTTACGAAAATGGAAAATTGGATACGCTTTATCGCCAATATGATTACCTTTGCGCAACAGACCAATATTACTACCGGAACAGCCTTGGCAAACTTGCCATTCCTGACTGCCGATCAAAAAACATATTTCAAACTTAGAACAAAAAAACTTAGCAGATAATGAATAAGACCTACACATTGCAGGATGGCGGTATAATTACCGCCACCTCCGCCACCGATTTTGTAACTAAACTCCGTCAGAGCAGTCATTTCGATTCAGAATGTACCGACCAGGAATATATGTATCGTTTTGCTGATCGTTTCCACGACCAAACCGGTATTGTTATCCGTGCCGATTCTCCGGAACATTTCTTCTCTGATTTGTTAAAGGCGAAATTTGTTTCAGAAAAAGAATAAAATAAATCCCTAAAAACTTGCATAATAACCAAAAGGTTATTATATTTGCATTGTCATTAAGAATCGCGATCTTTGTATGACTGAAGAAGAAGAGCTAAAGGCTCGGATTGAAGCTGCGGAGAAAGACCTTAGCTTCTTTTCCCTCTATTCCGATCAAGTTCTTGCAGAAGGATTTGCAACGAAAGAGGAGCTTGAAGATAGTATCAATGAAACCTTAGATGACTTAATTGATGCAAAGAACAAGCTGAATGAAAAAAAGTAGCCCTTCCCCCTTCGGGGGGGCTACTTCATTTCACTCACTGTAAAATATATAACTTATGGATGTACAAAAGGAATTAGAAAAATGGAAGGCTGAATTTCTTGCTGCAAAAACGCCAGAAGAGCAAACCGACCACAGGAAACGTTTTAATGCATTTCTCCAGTCTCTTTCTCCGGAAGATAAAAAAGCTTTTGCTATTGCTTTTGAAAAAGGTGCGAGAAAATCTATAGGTCAAGCCGAAGAAGTAATCAAGGCTGTTGAAATAAGAAAGAAGCTTGATCGGGTTTTAGATTTTGCTTCGATGTCATATATTGCAAAAAATTACTTCGGAAAAACCCGTCATTGGCTTTATCAGCGTATCAATGGTAATCTGGTAAACGGTAAGCCTGTTGATTTCACTCCGGAGGAACTCGATACACTATCTGTTGCTCTTTCCGAGTTGGGCGACATTATGAAAGATACTTCTCGGTCTATCGCGAGACCGTAAGTCTTAATGACAACTTGAGAAGGGTTCTGGAAACAGGACCCTTTTTTTATGCTGTTATTTGTGATTCTATATATTTTCTATTTATATAAATAGAACTAAAAGTCTTATCCGGTAAAAAGGGTAAGACTTTTTTATATATATTCTTTTTTTAGTATAAATATTGTACTATAATTGGTTTATAACTATCTTTGGAAGATTGATTATTAATAATTTAATTTTTATAGATTATGGTTTTAGAAATTATCTCATTGATACTAAGTATCATTCTTTTAATTTGTTTTTTTGTTTTATGTATTAATGTTTCAGCGATAAAAAAAAGTATGAACATTCCTCGAATTTGGCAAGCATCATTCAATCTTTATTATAGTACAGGCCAGATGGAGAAAGCAAGAGGTATCGTTATGAAAGCCATGATACAGGATCCTGATTTTGCTAAGGCGTTTTACTTGAATACTCAGGATAAAGCGGAAGTACAGAAAAGAATCGAAGCACGTTACAACGGTTTTCTCAATTTGGTTGATTTGACCATTGATTTTGAGAAAGCAAACGATTTTATTTCAAAGTTTTAATTATATTCAGAGTTAAAAAACTTTGTGTTTCTTTTTGCTTATTCAAATATTATCTTCATATTTGCAGAGCTAAAACTTACATCGTCGTTAGTCGACGTCGCGGGCAACGAATAATGCTCAATACGAATTTGGGCTTTTTTTATGCCCATACTTCATATTCCTGATATTAGGAAAATGAAATGAAGTATATAATGATATGGCGGCTGCCTTTCCCAACATTTATTATACGCTCCGGCGGACTAATGATGTGAGTTTTAGCGAACCGGGAGATGGCAGCCGTTTTTCTGCCTAAATGCTAAAACTCACATCATTATGAAAAAACAAATCCGATCTGCCCAAGTTCCGGCAGCCAAACTTCGGAACTATTTCACTGAGTTATCCTCCATGCTCGTGTCAGGTGAATCATTCCATGTCCGTCACTCTAATGACGGTACCACCTCCATCCGCCTTGCTCGCGGTCAGTATCTAACTATTTCTATTCAGAAAGGAGACCAACCATGATGTTCTTTACTCAAGGTCTTACTACTTTTTCTCCAAAGAACCGGGCATGGAAGAAACTTGTTGACTGGATCCAACAGTATGAACATGTCCTTATCAAGGATGAATGTTCTCTTGATGCAATGAAAGTTGAAATAGAATCAAAAATAAAGGAGATAAATGCGGAACATCCGAAACTCAAGCAAATCGATTTTTGTGGCGATACCAACCGTATCTCCGGCTGTTTCTCTGCAAAAGTCATGTCATGTGGATGTCCGGACATTATCTTTAACCTTTACTACTGTATTGTAAAGCGGTCTTATCAGTTTTCTGAGAATAATAATATTCAGGAAGGAGGTCAGCATGTCATCAAGTAAAGGAATAACTGTCGATAAGATAGTAACCTATCAAAAGGAAAGTATATCTGAAGCGTTCTCTGTCAAGTCCGATGGATTTGAAATAATACTATTGGATCGTGATGATTCCGAAAATTTGTTGAATTTGTTGAATAGTGCTTTAAATAATGGGAAGGAGGCTAACCATGACAACGAACATTGAAGGAGCTATTCTTACTCCTGAATCTCTCCGTACTATAAAGTTTCTCCAGCAGGAGAATTATGTTGAGGAGTATATTAAGCAAATCGATGAGATTATTGACATCGTTGTAGACGAGAATACACATGAAGTCTTGAATTCGGATAAAGAGTGTCTTCGCATTGTGCGCAACCTCCGTTATCTTGTACAGCATTTATCATCATTTAAAATACCTAATAACCATGAATAACAATCAAGAAACGAAAATTACCAATATTAGTATCTACATTGCTGGCTTGCAAGCAACATATCGTCCTGCACCCGATCCCAGGCATACAACTCATTGGTTTTCCACCGATGAAGTTTATACTGCGATCAAGCGTCTGGATCCTTCAGCTGACATCACGAAGGAGCAGCTCTTTCAGGCAATGACCGATGCCGGATTCAAATTCCAGAACCGTCCTGGTGCATCAGGATGCGACTTCCGTTGGATGCTTCAAGAGCGTAATCAATAATAAAGGTCCGGGAACTACCTTCGTTTAATCCGTTACACAAAAGATAAGCCGGTCAGTAGTTCCCGGCTTTTTTTGTGTCCTTTTCCCTCTATTTTTCCCTTGCTACATTCGCTGAAAATAAGTTTAGCGAATCATGATCACAGAAGACTTAATCAGAAAAAGATTTGTCCACGATACTATTTCTCAAGGAATTAATCAAATCTATCAAACTCAAGAAAGTGTAGTTAGTACTTATCTGCATACACGTTCTGGCAACTTATTGGCACATCTGCAGCGACGTCCGTTTTCCTCTCATGTTTCGGACACTAAAGCAGAGTATTTTATGCGTATTTTCCCCTATCTGCGATACTTGGACATCTCTTACAGAAAGAGTAATGATCGCATTTCCCGCCACATCCGTAGCAATCTTGCTCTCTATAATAGAACGGTTTGGGGAGTTCTCTATCATGAAACCTTCCCGGAACTTCGATATGGTTTCAATGATGAAATTCGGAATTCCATCCGTAAAGAACTCGAGCAGGCACTTCAGTACACATCTTCAAATAGTTAAACCATGTCAAAGAAACATTTATCCGAAGACGAGATCAGATACATAGTATCAGCTGAGACAGGAAAAGCTCAACAGGAAATTCATGCTCTTACGAAAGAAACAAAGGATCTCAAGAAAGAAGAAAATGCACGTCGTAAGGCTATGGTCGATCTTGAGTCACAGGGAAAAAAGAACTCCATAGGGTATAAGAACCTTGAAAAGGAAGTTAAAGAGTATTCTAAACGCATCACAGAGAATAACAAAAAACTTTCGGAGCTTACCAATAAGCTCGATATAAATGCCATGTCAGCCAATCAGCTCAAGAAGATGGCAAAGACACTTGCTGCTCAACTCGACAACATGGCCCAGTCTGCTCATCCCGAAGAATATGCAAAGTTAGATAAGCGTTTACGTGATGTACGCTCTCGCATGACTGAACTAAGAAGTGCTGGTCAAAATGTTCGTCAGGAATTCGATTTAACACAATCGGCACTTTCAAAGTTAAAAGCCATTGCTGTTGCATTTATCACTGTCAAGTTAGCCGGTTATTTAAAAGATATCACGTCAAGCGCATATACTACTCGAAAAGAGTTTGCCAAATACGAAGCGGTTCTTCGTAATACTTTTCAGTCTCAGGAGAAAGCTGCACAAGCAATGAAAATGCTCCAGCAATTAGCTGCTGATACTCCTGGATCCCTGAAGGAGTGGACAGAAGCATTCATTAAGTTAGTTAATCGGGGAATAAAACCGACCTCATCTGAACTCACCAATATGGGTGATCTTGCTGCTTCTCAAGGAAAAAGCATTGATCAATTCATAGAGGCAGTACTTGACGCTATGTCCGGTGAGAATGAACGTCTCAAAGAATTCGGTATTAAAGCTAATAAAAATGGTGATACAGTGAAGTACACTTTCCGAGGTGTCACTACTGAAGTTCAAAACTCTGACGAAGCTATTAAAAACTATCTATTGTCTCTCGGACAGCTTGAAGGAGTGGCCGGTTCTATGGCTGTCCAAATGAAAGAGCTTGAAGGAGTGGAGTCTAATTTTGGAGATACCATAGACAATATGTGGAATAAGATTGGAAAACGTATGGAACCATTCTTTAAGAAAATGTATTCTTGGGCATCCTCTTTCGTTTCAGATATCACCAAGGCGGTCGAACCTTTATCCGATACTTTCGACGATCAATTAGAGAAAGTGGTTAAGCTTGAAACGACTCTTCCAGGCATGACTAAACGCTATGAAGAGCTTGCAGGTAAGCTCAATCGTAATGCCGACGAACAGAAAGAACTTAATACTCTAATAGCAAATCTCTCTTCCATAGTTCCTTCTGCTGTATCCGAATGGGATCAGTATGGAAATGTAATCTCTCTCAATACAAGTAAGATACATGATTACCTCAATGCGGAAAAAGCCCGGTTAAACTACGTTCATCGCGAGGAAATTAAGAACCTCAAGGAGAAACAAGAAAATGCAAAAAAGGAAATAGAATTACTTGCCGCACAAAATGAAAGAGGAAAAGTTTGGGCTGGTGGCACAGGGTATGGTAATACTAAGGATCAAGGGATGCGTGTAATAACCGATGCTGAACGTGCTAAAAATACTGAACGAATAAAGCAGTTGAAGGAAGATCTCGCTGGTATTGATGCCCAATTGGATAAAATTTCAGGCTCCGGTATCGAAAAGATTGTGCAGGACCGTATAAAATCACAGAAAGATATGACGGCAGCCCAGGAACGTTTCAATAATATGAATAAGTCCATGCTTTCCGCCTGGCTCAAGGACGAAAAGAATGCTGCTGATCAATACCGTGAGATAGCTGAAGAAATCTACAAAAGCCGGTTTCCCGATAAACCGGCAGATCCGAAAGCTGCGCAAAAAGCTCAAGCTGCTGCCGAAAAAGAAAAGAAAGCCGTCCTCGATACTGAGAAGGCTGCTATTCAGTCCATGGAGGCTCTTCGCGAAGAGGATTTGCAAAATCAACAGAAGTGGTACAACACTTCGGTCTCAGCATTAAATGCTGATCTTTCTGAGAAGTTAATCACTAAGGAGCAGCATGAGCTTCTCATGATCGAACTCGACAAGCAGAATGCTGAAAATCGTCTGAAGATAGAGAAGTCATACCATCAGGATGCCCAGTCACTTGAGCTGAAGAATGCTGACCTCAAAGAAGATCTTGTCCGTAAATCCAATCAACGTGTACTTGATTCCGAAAAATCGGCTAACGCTGCCCGTGCTGTGGAACAGGCTAAGTTAAACGATCTAATCAAAGATTTTAAATCGCAGTTTAAAGTCACTACGGTAGAAGAGGATTTTCAGGCGCAAATGTCAGTACTTGAGGCTGCTTACCAGGCCCGAAAGGAAATGGCTGAGAAGAACAATCTCGATACCACTGAACTCGATAGAGCCTATTACGCAGCCAAAGAACAACTCGAAGCGGATCATCAAGCCAAGATATTGGCTATCCGTAATCAGTATGGCTTTTCTACCCAGCAAGAACGGTTCGATGCTGAACTTTTACAACTGAAGACAGCGCGTGATCAGCAACTACTCACCGAAGAAGAATATGAACAAGCTGTTCAGAATCTGAAACGTGATTCCTACAAAAAACAATTCGATTACTATTCTGGCCTTTTTTCCGGTGCTGTTCAGGCACTTCAACAAGCCGAGATGGATAATGTTGATGCCCAATATGATGCGGAAATAGAGGCGGCAAAAGGTAATGCTGAAGAAGTTGAACGCTTAGAAAATGAAAAGGCACAAGCAAAACTGGAGATAGAAAAAAAATATGCAGATGTAAAATTTGCTATTAAGGCTTCGCAAATTGTAGCTGATACGGCCATGGCGATTATTGAAACTCATGCCAGTTTAGGAGGATGGACACCTTGGGCTATTGCCGCAGCTGCTCTTATGGGGATTACTGGTACTGCCCAACTTGCCAGTGCCAACGCTGAACGGCAGAAAGTTAAGAATATGACTCTCTCTGGGAGTTCTTCTTCCAAAGGTGGTACTCGTGTTGCCATTGGTCGTGAATCAGGTGGTAAGATAGATGTCCGACGTGCCCAGGATGGTAAGTTCTTTTCTGATGCCGATTACGATCCCGACGCTCGTGGTTTCATTGATCGTCCTACCGTCATAGTAGGAGAGGGGCCTTCGGGGTACTCTAAAGAATGGGTTGCCAGCAATGCTGCTGTATCCAATCCTACCATTGCTCCCATTCTCGATATACTTGATAAGTCCCAACAGGCAGGTACTATCCGCACGCTCGATCTGAATCAGGTTATTCGTGCTCGCATGGCCGGTTACTCCTCAGGGGGTACTATCTCTAAGACTACCGTTTCTTCACCAGATCCCGTATCTTCGGATTCGGGAGTAACACTTACTCCCGAACTTATGCGGCGGTTTGCCAATGCCATCATTAATATTGATGAGTATGGAATTCCCGCCTCCGTTTCTCTTACCGAGTTTGAGGCAAAACAAAAACTACGCTCACGTTCTCGAGCAATAGGTTCTAAATAATAATATATAGTATGAAAATAGTCAATCTAAATTCCGGACTTCCATACCATCTTAATCCAGGTACACAACTCGAAGTTGAACGAACTAATTTATTCTTCAATGAATGGGGAGAACAAACCTTGCCCGTTGATCTCCCGGATACAGATCATAACCGTCGGATGCTTGGATATCCTGATCTTTTGGGTTCTCTTAAGAAACCACTTACTCGAATTCCTGTTACTATTCAAGATGGAGAATATTTTATGTCTTGTCGGCAAGCTATCCTTGGAGCTCAGAGACGCAACAACATTTCTACATCATTCTATATGAACGAAGGCTCTTTCCTTTCACGTCTGTCAGATGTTTCGTTGGCCGATATCTTTGGGGAGGAAACTATACCTGGTATTACTTCTGTGGAACAGGGTATTGAATTTTGTCGCTCCCTGGTTTCTGGTTCTAATCCGCATTATGCTATTTTCCCTGTGTTAATAGATTCCGAAGAAACCTATAGTAATGGATATCCCAAATACAAGTACATTAATCGTTGGGGATATGTCGATCAATGGGGGCAGTTTCGTGACTCTCTTCAGGCAGGTAAGGATGTTGATTTCTATAACTCCGTAGTGCGCTCAGAAACGATCAATGGTGAAACTATAACACTTAATCCCGGATTCTATATTACTCCTTTTATCAGAGGAAATTATTTGTTAACTCGTATTTTTAGCTACTTTGGATACACCATGTCCCCGAATTTCTTTACTCGTACAGTTCCTTTTCCCGACTTGGTGTTTGTGAATAATTGTGCCGACTCTTTAGTTAATGGTACTATTCGGGTTTTAGATTTATTGCCGGATAGTATGTGTACCACAATCCTTGAAGTTTATCGAAAAAAATTCTGCTGTGAGTTTATTCCGGATGAAGTCAATCAAACTGTCGATATTCAGCTTTTCTCAGAAGTTTCACAGGCTGATCCTGTTTATGACTTAACTCCACATCTTACTTCATTTCCTAAGATTGATACTCCTGAGCATTATCAGCAATTAATATTATCTTCCGAAGAACAAGTTTCCGACAGTCAAAGCGTAGAGAATATTGATTCCCTTCCCCTTTTGTTTTCAAAATATCCAGGTACACTATTAGATTATTATGAAGGGTATTTTAGTCGGACAGGATATGTCATTTCCAGAAAATCTTCGGGTTCAGATTATTATTTGAAAGCAATTAAAGAGATTGTAGCAAATTCATCCATGAGGTACTATGATGGTGGAAGTCTGAAAACGAAGGAAATTGTTGTTCCTGATAAACAACTTGAGTTTCGTAGGGTATATTTATCCGATTCAAGAGCTATGGACGATACATACGAAGAGTATTTACTTTATATCGGTGCTCCCAATTTTCTGAATTCAAAGATTCTTTCTTATACATCAACAGAAGAAGATGTGACCGAAACAAATCGGTCTGACAATACGAATTTGAAACCAATGGTTGCTTTTTTCTATTCAGTGAGGAATAATCCTCGTGGGACAATATGTAACTATGGTAGAATTGTGCAGAATGACGAAGGGACCTTTGTTAAAGGAGAGCGTCTTTTTGAATACACATTGTGCTATAATGGAGAAGATGGAATATTCGAGCGTTTCTATCGAAGGTACGACGATCTTCATCGTAATTCTTTGTTCGACGTCCAAGCTGATTTACTTTTACCCGATTCTGTCAAACAGTCATTGCCGGCACATTTACCGGTTTTACTTAATGGACAGAAACTTTTTATAAATACTTTGTCTTATCTTATCGGAGGGAAGCAACAACCGTTTTCCACTAAACTTCTCACAACAAAACTATATGAACCTTTATCTTCTGCCAAACAAATTACCAGCTATTATCCAGATTATAATTTTGATCCGGATAATTGGTATATCTGGGTCTTAAAAAACGCACTTACAGAAATTTCCAAAGCAGAATATGATGATTCTCCTTATAAGGACAAAGGGTTTGATGTCTTTTATCCCGATTATCCATCCGAAAAGTATGTAGGTCAACAGTTATATAAACAGTACTATTTATGGGAGGCAAGTGGACATTATTATAAACGAACCTTTTGGTTGGAATCAATAAAGTTCATGGATCAATAGTTTTGTCCTTTTATTCCCACCCTCTTATTCCTACTTTCGTTTCAAAATAATAGCTATTGATATGACGATTCTTCAGCAACCAGATGCGTTATCTCTTTCCGGGAATATTAAGGATTTCCGCATTAGTACTCCCGGAAAAATTTCATTCGTACTCCTGCAGGGAGCTACTGAAATCTTGTCGCAAAGTTACGATCCCGGCCAGGATGGTCTTGTTACTATAAGTTTGAAAGATATCATTCATTCATGTCTCTCTTTCCAGCTTCAGGAGTCGTCTCAGGTCTATCTGCAACCAACCCTTGCCGATACGTTTACTGCCCGTTTTTCTGATGAGTATGTTGTCAATCCCGATATTTCCGGAGATCCGGTTTATACCGATATCACTTTTCGTGCTGTTCGTGCAGGTATAGATCGTTTTGCCGATACAGCAACAAATTTTCTGACTCAGAACTTTCTTACCTGGCAGCCTACTGTTAAGCCGGTTACTTATTATTCACCGGAGTTTCTTACCTATTATGCAGTTGTCCCCTGCATCGTGAAGTTACGTGCATACTTTACCGATGATTCCGGATCCGTCATTACTCAGAAAGATATTACTCTTTCTGACTTCGAAGCCGGAAAAGCATATACTATTCCTTTGCAATATGCTTCTGTTGCAGGGAAACTCGACAATGAGCTTCCTGGCTATTATGACGTATGGATTGAAAATACGGAAGGTGTTCGTCTCACCTATATACAAAGATATTATGCCTCCGATATGTTATCCGAGCAAGAACAATGGATCCTATTCGAGAATTCTCTGGGAGGTATCGATACTTTCCGTGCATATGGTTCATGTGATTTCACTGGCGAACATACCCATAACATAGCCGAGATAGAAGACAACTCTTTGGAATATCGTGTTGATACCGAACGTAAATTTCAAAAAAATACTGGTTATCTTAATGCCCAGGAACGTCGTTGGCTACTTGATTTTTTTCCCTCTTTGTCAAAGTACATCTATACCGAATCTTATCTTCGTCCGATTGTTGTAACAGAGAGTAACGTCACCTATACAGATCGTGAACTCCCCAGCAATTATACTTTCACTTACAAGTATGCCGATGCCCGGCCCTTTCTTAACATTCCGCGAACCGAACCTGCCGGAGATTTAAACATCACCGTTCCCGGTGTCGGGTCTTTTACAGTGCCCCCTCGGCTTGTTGAATTTCCCCGCCTTCCACTCACCGAGGGGGCACTTTTTCCCGTGCAGGATCCTTATTCCGAAAAGTGGTATACTGCCACTTCAGGATCCTTAAGTGACTTTATCGCCGAACGCATCGCTAAGAACTATGTTGGGGGCGGTGGTATTGGTCACCAACACAATAATTTTAATCTTCTGGAATTACTTTCATATGGCGAAGAATACTTGCTTGTTTCCGGAAAGAAAATCAAATCAGGAATAGCTGACGAAGCTCATTCTTTTCATAAAGATACTGCCAGAAATCAGATATCTTTTCTTAAAGGCTTATCCTCAGAGAAGTTGATCGAAGCAAAAGAAGGGATACGTATTGGCGACGGACTTATAGAATGGGACCCTGAGTACAACATTCTTAGAATTTCAAAATCCGATGGCAGTCCTGCTGGTATAGCAGCTTCCGGTGGTGTATCTGCAAAAGGCTATTCACCTGGTTCCGGGGGAGGAGTTGGCGGTGCATCAGCTCTTTATCAATTGGTGGATGTCATTGCAAATTCTACAGGTACAGGAGTCGAAGGGGCCGTAGATGGTTCTATTCTGAAATACGATGCCTTAGCCGGCAAATGGAAAGCAGGAGAAGCCGGATTGAATGAAAACCAACTTGCTTCCTATCTGTCTACAAACAACTATGCCAAGAAAACCGACATTCCTTCGTTGGCCGGGTATGCCACAGAAAAGTGGGTTACGGACAAAGGCTATCTCGCAGCTACTGCATCCGATAAAGCGAACTGGAATGCCGCTTACGGTTGGGGCAATCATACTTTAGCCGGTTATGCAAAACAGACAGATCTAAAGACTGTTTCGGATAAGCTAAACAGTTTCTTGTCCGGAGAAAGTATATCGGATACTATCGATAATTGGAAAGAGTTTCAGAAGGTATTCGAGAACTTCCCCGATTCTGCCAACATGGTTGAACTCCTTCGGGGAAAAGTAGATATCACAACCTCCGTCAAGGCCGGTACAGGTCTTACTGGTGGTGGAACACTATCCAAAGACATCACACTCTCTTTAGGTGAGACCGGTGTTTCTGTTGGAACATATACAAAACTAACTGTTGATAAGTATGGCCGTGTTACTTCCGGCACATCTTTGATTGCGTCTGATATTCCGTCTTTAGCAATCAGTAAGATCACAGGTCTGCAAGACGCTTTAAATAGTAAACTAAACTCTAATGATTTTCAGAGTAAGTTTGACGCAGCCATAGCAGCCTGGTTTGTACGCGATGAAGGTAATAAGGGAATTCGCCCTGCTGTATATAAAGGTGAAGAGGTCGGGTTCTACAGTAACACTTATCTTTCTGCAAAAGGTCGTGCAGCCGGTTCCGGTGGTGGCGGAGGAAGTGCTTCTGCGTTATACCAGTTGTTAGATGTTATTCCTAATGCATCCGGTACGGGAGTTGAAGGGGTAGCAGATGGATATGTTCTGGCATATGATGCTTTGGCCGGTAAGTGGAAAGCTGCACAGCGACTTGATGAAACAGCTTTGAAGGCTTATCTTACCACTAACAAGTATGCAACGCAAGGTTGGGTATCAGGACAAGGATACCTTACTCAACATCAATCTTTAGCTAATTATGTTACACTTAATACTGCTCAGGAAATAACAGGAGATAAGACTTTTTTTAGCAGTAATGGTAATCTTAGGACTGTTATCAATGGTAGAGATATAATAACTGTTCACAATAGTAATTACGTCGGAGGCTGGACGAGAGGATTAATCTTTAGAAGAGCTGATGGCGCGACAAACTATGGAACCTTTGGCGCTTATGGCAGCGACCAAGTATTAAATTATTTATATATCGGACAGAATTATACAAATCCGTGGATTACCTTTAATGATACTCTTGTTAAGAGTAATGTTGCTTTTGAAGCTTCATCTATTAGAAAGACTGGCGGTACTTCTGCTCAGTTCTTAAAGGCTGATGGAAGTATAGATAGCAACTCTTATCTGACAACTGTTTCTGCATCTTCTACTTATGTACGTAAAGCTGGAGATATCATGACCGGTGCTCTGACTGTTCCCAATCTTATTATAAGTAGCACTGAGGGAGTGAAACATATTGCTTTCAGTAGAGATAGTTATAATTATATAACAACTCCTGCAAATGCTTTATTAGCTTTTGTAATGAATAATAAGGTTACTGATCCTAATAATGCAGATTTCATCATTACAAACAACGGGATATATTCCGGAGGCACGGGAATTGTTACCAATGGAACTAATGCCCACAGATGGTCTAACGTATATTCTGTTCTTGGTAATTTTAGTGGTGTTATTACCGCGGGGAGTAGTATTAATGCAGCTGGTACCATCAATTCTGGTGCAAACGTTAATGCTGAGAATTATATTGTCACCAAAAAGGGTTGGTTTCAGAATGATTCAGTCGGAGGCGGATTGTATAACAAAGGTGGTGATGCACGTTGGTTCTATGACGGCTTTCAGTGGTACGCTGATAAAGCAGTTCTTTCCATATCAACAATCACTGGGACAAGGTTAGTATCTAATATTGCTAATGGAACTGCACCTCTTATTGTTAGTTCTTCCACAATGGTTAATAATTTGAATAGCCAGTATTTAGGTGGATACGATAGAGGTAGATATGTATATCATAATGCTTATAGTAATACTAATGGTTGTCTTGTTAGATTAACTGCCCGTGCCACAGAAGCATGTATGATAACCGTACATATTATTGGCAATTCGTATAATGCAAAAAATGTACCTATTGATACAACTATTCAGTTCTACAATTACCCACCGGAAAATAAGATAGTTAATCCATCTGCCGTTCACAATGGATATAATTTTGGCAGCATAGACGTTTTTAATTACGACGGGCAAGTATATCTCTGGTTTAAACAGACGGGGCTTTATCAATCTTTCAGTATAATTGCCAGATATACAAATGGTAATGGTAATTATTATGGAGTTAATGTAGTAGAAAGTATTACAAACGCTGCTAAGCCTACAGCGGAAGTTACAAGATCAGTAACTATAACTCCTTCTGTTTCTGCGTTGCTTACTGATAATGTCGCTTCTGCTACAAAATTAGCTAACAGTAGGAGAATATTCGGACAGTTATTCGATGGTACTACTGATGTATCTGGAGAAGCGTCTGGGGTTACGAGAGTTAGTAATACTTCTGGTTCTAATTTATTCTTAGGCAATAGCGACAATACAGGGTTTGTACAAACAAGCAATATGTGTGCAAGCACTGGTACTACATATTGGTCTTTAAGAACAACAGGAGTTGGACATTTTAGAAGAATAAATTTAGGCGATGTAGAAAATGATGATTCAAATTATAGATTAGCCATAGCAGGAAATGTATATATAAATGGTCATATAATATCTCCATTTTATCGTATTAATTATAGTAATACTAATCCGTATTATAGTCTTACTAAAGGTGATTTAACAGCGCATTTCCAAATATCTGGTGAAAAAGCGTATGTAGGATTTGGAATTAATGGAGCAATTAATATAACTCAGGATGGTAAGGTCGGTATCGGTCTTGGTGCTACTACGCCCTCATATAGATTGCATGTAAACGGCGACTCATATTTTAATGGAAGTTTGATCATCAGTGCCAACAATGGAAAGAAATATCGAATCTCTGTGAACGAAGATTATAATGGGTTGGTAATATCAAGAGAAGATGGTACAGTTGCTAATCTTGTATCAACTGGTGGTATGTCTGCTAAGGGATATGCTTCAGGCTCAGGCGGCTCAGGCGGTGGACTTATTCAAAATGTGTATGGGTATGATGATCTTGGCAAATCATATAGTAGTACTGATTACACCAACACTTTCAATGCAGATACAACTAATAGGCTTGCTGCTCGAATAGCTTCATTAGAGGGAGGAAGTGCCTTAAACTTTGTGACTGCCGGCACAGGGGAATTTTTAAAATCAGTTAGTAAAAGCGGAACTACTGTTACTTTTACCAAAGGAACGCCTAATTATATCAATTCTTCTACAACAGAACGTGGTGTAAAGCCTAATGCAACAGGAAATGGTCTACTTAAATTGTATTTTTTAAATGGTACCCAATCAGGCATAGGCACAGGTACTTATTATGATGCATTATATCTAAATAGTTATGTAGATAATTCTGGTGGTGGTAGTAATCTTATTACTTTTAATAAAAGTAACGGTGAAATGGCTATTCACTATCAAGCGTTCGGGGCTGCTGCATGGGGTACCCGTCGTGTCGTTCTTGACAGTGGTAATTTTGCTAATTATGCTCCTACGAAAACTGGTGGCGGTGCATCCGGTAGTTGGGGTATTAATATTACTGGTAATGCCGCTACTGCCAGTTCTGCTACGACAGCTAATAGTTCCAATGTCTTAACTGTTACCACAAACTTTGATCCTGCAAATTTAGCAGTAGACGCATTGAAAGTAAAGGCATACGATAGTTATACTATTGCCAACACTCCTTCTACTTATGGAAATGTACTTGAAATAAATGGTATTTCGGGGCATTGGAAACCTCAATTGTGGTTTGATGGAAGTTCTACCGGTAGTGTTAGACATAGAAACAGAAACTATAACGCTACTTCATGGGGAGCCTGGTATACATTATTAGATACCAATAATTATGCTGCTACTCTTAATAGCACTTATGTAAGAAAGTCTGGTGATACTATGACTGGTGGTTTAACTATTAATGGAAGTATTATTTTAAATACTGATTGGATTAGATTTAATAAGAATACTATTGGATTATATTCCGAAACAGGTGATGCAAGATGGCTTTATAATGGTACTTCTTGGGCGGCTGATAAAGCTATTACTTCTACGTCTACTATTACAGGTACAAGGTTAATATCCAATGTAGCACAGGGTACATCTCCTTTAGTAGTTACATCTACCACTCAGGTAACTAATCTGAATGCTGATTTACACGATGGTTATCATGCAACTACAAGTTCTTCTGCAAGTACTATTGTGGCAAGAGATAGCAGTAAATATGTTTATCTAAATTATATTAATAGTGATACTGGTAGAGGTGAAAATGGTGTATTAGATCAATTCGTATGTACTAATAGTTCTGATAATTTCTATCGTAAATATAGTAGAGATTATGTAAGAGTACGATTAAATGATTTTATTAATAATTGCAAGACATTAGATTTAACTTCATTGGATCAGAACACTTATTACCCGTGTAGTGTCACTATTAGTGCCAAAGAACCTACTACCATTAATATCTTTGTTTCTCTTAACAGTGGTAGTAAACCATCATGGTCTACACATACGAACGGTTTTACCATGAATTTAAGTTGGCAAGTGTTTGGCGGTGGATGGGGAACTACTGCAATTCAGAGAAAAATATTTAATTACTATGTTTCCAGTGTTACTACCGGTGTTCAACCTTGTGGTGGAATTGAACAAAACGCATATGCATCTACTGAGATTGTTTACTTAAGAGGCGGGGCTAAGTATCTATATACGATCAGCAACTCAACTTCTGCTATCGCTATAAATACAAACGGATACAGTTGGTCAAGTGGTAGTACAACTTATTCTGCTCCTACTATATCTGCACCTAAGAAACACCCTTCATTATGCTATGAAGCAAGTTCTATGTTAGGGGCTTATAACATTTATGCTAATTATTTGCAAATAAGTTCTATAAGTGTAGATGGTACTGTTACGGCTACAACGTATAAGTCTGGAAAAAGCATGTTTCAGGACGGGCAACTGGAATTATCTGGGGCGACACCTTATATTGATTTCCATTATGGTAGCTCTACGGCTGATTATACACACAGAATTATAGCTGAGACAGCAGATCGGTTAAATATTACTACAGGTCTGCAAGTAAATGGAATATTATACGGAAAAGGTAACTTAAATATAGGAAGTACTATTGTTTCTAATGTTGAACCTACTGGTACTAATACGTGGAGTAATCTATCTACATTATCTCCTGTTTTATCAATGGGAAATTATAGTGTTGCTAAAGATAGTATTCAACCTATGTTTAGATGGGCTAATCAAATACCAGAAGGATATATTTCAAGATATATAATAGGTTCTCATAGACCATCAAGTGCTGGCTTTGGTCAGTTAAGACTTTGGGTTGGAAATAATGATGCAGGGACTGCCGGAAATTGGTTCGCTCTAAATCACAATGGAGTCGTTTCTACATCTTTGACTTACTTTGAAACTTCCAATACCGGATTTAAGACAGGAAATGTCGTATTCGGGGCTAAAGGAAGTGTTGCAGAAATATCTTCCGCTACTAATCACTTATTAGTATCCGGTTATTCAGACATCCATGTTAATTATACCGCAAGTGGTACTGGTAGGACAATTCCTACTAAATGGTATTGGCATAAAGGTGCTGCTAATACATGGGCTGATTTTGAGATAGGTCTGCTTACAACCCATGCATCTGCGCATTTAGGTGGCGATGTTACTATAACAGATGATCTTAACGTTAGTGGTAGTACTACATTTGCAGGACATGTAATAGCTGGAATGGGATTAGATGTAATTGATCTCACATACTTGCAGGATGATTTACAAGTTGATGGCTATTCTTCTTTTAATAGTGATGTTACTATTAATGCTAATTTAGGCATGAGGGGTACTATTGATTTAATAGGCGGAACAATCCGGGGTGATTCAAAAAGTAAAATAATATGTGATGGTATCGGTATTTCAACCGGAAATAAAGAATCCGGTTGCATAATCTCCGGTAATCCTTCTTCCTGGAACATTGCTTTCGACCACAACGATATTCAGGCCCGTAACAACGGTATCATGTCTGTATTGTATCTTAACGATTACGGCGGTGACGTGTCTATGACGAATGCATCCTCCGCCTATGGTGTGAAGATCTTGTCTACTAAAGCATCCACCAGTTATAGTAATGGAGCATTGACCGTAGGCGGCGGCATCGGTGTAGGTGGAAGTATCTATACACGTGGAAGCGTAATTGCTGACGGTGCCATAAGTGCTAAATCAGCATCTGATCAACGTCTGAAAACAAACTTTGATAGAAATGTTCGATATGACGAAAGGCTGTTGTCTTTAGGCTGTGTACTTGATTATAGTTATAATGCTCTCGCCTTGCAACGTGGCGAAGGTGGCGTTGATCGGAATAGACACACCGGTCTCATATATCAAAATGTAGAGAAAATCATGCCTCATATTACATATAAGTCAGCAGATGGCTACGGCTCGATCAACTATATATCACCCGATTTTATTGCCACGATTGCCGGTGCTACACAACTCAATACATTGGGATTGAAATCAGTCGTAAGAAATGCCGAAAGCCTTGAAAAAAGAATCAGTTTATTAGAGAAAGAGAATGATAAACTTAAGTCAGAGATAAAGAGATTAGGAGGTAAAATATGATAAAAAGAGTGTTAGTCGTATATGGCAATCTATATATAGATGTTATAGATACAGAGAATATATACGCCCAGGGAGGAAGTATCATCAAGACTTCTAAAGAGATGATACAAGGTTTTCTCAAAGACTTTAATTCTTGTGATGTGAAGATTGCCTATGGTAATGTAAGGTATACCAATCTTATTATTGAGAATAATGTACAGATGTTCATATATGCAACCGGAAGCATTAACATGGGAGAAGTTGTTACCGCCCGTATGAGATCTGTTAATTTGCAGGAAGAGCATATAGAACAATATACTGCTTTCTATGCACTTTCCTACAATGTCATCAATGCCCCCATTAATCTCTCAGAACCATATCAGGTTATTGGATTAGGGCAATACAACGGTTTTTGGGATACAGTATATGTAGCTAATTCAATTAAAGTAAATATACTTAGCAAGCATAAGCCTGTCGAAAGTAATAACCCTGCCATGGATATTGGGGTAGGAAACAATTACCGGGGAGAAAGCGGGCGATTGGGAATGTTACCAATATATACCGGATTACCAGCTTCCGGAGAAATCAATTCCGGTTTGATAGATACCATAACCCACGTTTGGCAAAAGAACACTCTTTTGCCATGGGGACGTTTAACGGATTTTGAAGGATACTGTCATAGCGACGATTATACTTCTATAGCCGGACACAGACACCTTATATCGGTAGATGGTTTTGACCCTAAGTTCCAGATTACGTTAGAAGATGTTGTTGTTCCTCCTAAGATTGCCTTGTCTTGTTACCAGGGCACTAATGATGCATTATTAAGTATTAAGGATATATTAGGAGAGTATTACGATGCTGCTTACCTGACTTGTGTCGTCTACAATAAAACAAAGAACATAATACATAATTATAAGGATTCAGTACTACTGAAGAACAGACCGGAGACATTTGCTTTCTATCCTAATATAAGTTCCGATCACAAATGGATTGACTTTAACGACGAAGTCCTTATTGCCGTATGTATTACTTCCACCAACAGAGTGTATTCCATAAAGGCATATAATGTATCCGGCTATGAGGTGAAGAAGGAATACACTTCAGAGGTTTATAGAGCTTTAGACCTTCCGGGGCTGTATGTAGATTATACTGAGAGCTCCCAAGTCAGAACCTTAGAAATGGATAGTGTCCGCGAGTTGGTTTTCAATTTCTACAACAATAGCGATGTTGCTATTCAATCTCCGGCAAAAGTCAAAATAGTCGTTCAATCAACTGCAATTGTAACGCAGTTATCCTACTATAATACTCAGATCATAGAACTTAATAATCAAGGTACCATACAGCCTTATGATTTCCGATATCAGACGGCTAAGGTCTCAACAGCCGGCTTTGGCATGTACTTCGCAAATACAACCTTGCAGAATCCCCGGTCCTGGACCATGTTCATCTACACGGTCGATTCAAACAACAATGAAGATAAATTGATAGGTGTGTACAATAGAGACGATTACAGAGGCGAGTTGTATCCAAGCCTGAATCATGCTGTCTTCTTAAATGACGACAGCTTGACCTATAGGAAGTCATTGCAATACAGTAATAACACCTGGTACTGGCAGTTTACGGTTCTTCCGAATACGACCCATGAGAATTATAAAGTATGGTTTAAACTTAATGATCAAAAGACAGGAGAGGACTTCTTGCAATGGCAGGAAACAATAACTGTAACGAAAGGTAAGACTCAAACTTTCGGAGGTTCTTTTACCCAGACAGAACATTATATGAACCCTGCAACGGCTGTTATAAATGTTCAGGTTCAGGTATAAGTAAGGAAAAGATATTAACGTAGATATATTATATTATTAACTCATTAAACTAAAGAAACAATGAATGTAACAAAAGGTAAGACCATTAGCGCAAAGTATAGTTTTAATGGTCAAGACAATGGATTCAAACTGAGTGCCGACTGTGAAAGTAGAGAAGGTAGATTGGCAGTCGTTGAAAACGGAATAATAGTCAATGCTGAGAACGTCCAGATTGGATCGTTTGGTCAGCACGATCAAACATTGACTACAAATTTCTACGATTCCTCTCAGGCAGTTCCTGCTATTAGTGCAATAACAGGATTTATTACCGCTGTCGAAGAACAGTTTGCAGCTGAATTGTAAACAAAGTAATTAACCGGGGCGGTCCTGTATCGTCCCACTTTAAAAAGAAGAATTAATCAATTAAAATAAAAAGTTATGAAATACGCAGAAATTTTCAATAAAGCAGCAATAGTTAGAAACATTCCTCTGATATGTGAAGGAAGAGAGTTACCTTCCGGCATGAATGCCATTGTAGTTTTAACCCGTGTGCAGTATGATAAGCATATGCATGCTTTTGAAGAAGAGATGAAGGATGTTCTGAAAAGCTTGAAAAAAGAAGGATTCGACGAGCGCTCTGAAAGACAGGATCGCCTGAAAGACATTGATTCCCGTGCAGAAGCCGCGAAGAAATGGAAAAAGGGCGATAAAGATGAAAATGGCAATCTTATCGAGAAACCGGCTGCACCAACTCCGGAAGAGCTTAAAGAAGCTGAAGAAATTCGTAAAGAGAAAGATGCCTATGACGAGGAGCTGGAAAAACTGAACTTAAACTACGGTGAAGCTCATGATAAGAAAATGGAGGAAGAGATCAAATTCGATGAACGTAAATTCACTGCTGAACAATTTGAGTCGATCATTAAAATGATCGGTATTGAAGGTGATATCGAGGTTAATGGAAATAAAATACCTAAAACTCACTTCATTAACATGATTGGGGCCTTGTTCGTAGAATAACCTTTCGTTGCCTGGTCTTATGGCTGGGCAACAATTAATACAATAAGCGATGGGATTAAATGACTGGCTGGCAATTATCGGAGCTATAGGAGGTAGTTCTACGATCACATGGTTAATCACTTTCTGGGTGAATCGTAAGACGAATGCCCGGAAAGAAGACGCTTCTGCTGATGGAATGGAGATACAGAATCTATTGAATATTATCAATGCTCAGTCATCGCAGATTGATAATCAGGAGAAACGGATGGCTACCAGAGACGCTAAGGTTGATTTCCTTTATTCTGAGAATAATAAGTTGCGTTCTGAACAACTTGAATTGATAAAGGATAGGCATGAACTTGAACTACGATTAAAAGAGGCCGAGATAAAGAAGTGTGATGTGAGAGGGTGTGCTAACCGGCAGCCACCGAGTGATTACTAATTAATAAGAAAATAGAGACATGAATAAAATAGACTCCATTATTATCCACTGCTCGGCCACACGTGCCGGGCAGGACTTACGTGCAAAAGACATTGATCGTATGCACAGACAAAGAGGCTTTTCCCAGATCGGTTATAACTTCGTAATTGATCTCGATGGTACTGTAGAGAACGGTCGCCCACTCTCTATTGATGGTGCACACTGCAATACGAAAGGATTCTCTGGGATGTCATACAACAAACACTCAATCGGTATCTGCTACATTGGCGGACTGGATGCAAACGGACATCCGGCTGACACTCGTACCGAAGCACAAAAGAACTCTCTTCGTGATCTCGTAGCCAAACTATGCAAAGAGTACGATATCATTGAGCTATTGGGCCACCGGGATACATCTCCTGATCTTAATGGGAATGGTGATGTTGAGCCGGCAGAATATATCAAGGCTTGCCCGTGTTTCGATGTACGGAGTGAGTTTAATAATTTCTTGCGTAATACAGTAGTGAAGCCATGAAAGCGTTACCCTGGGTTTTAGTAACATTGTTACTGATTGCTTGTGTGACAGCTTGGTTCCGTCCACTCAAGCAATTTCCGGCAGAAATCAAGACCGAGACAAAGATAAAGACGATTGTCAAGGTTGATACATTATTGATTCCTTCCCCTATGGCGCCTGTATTAATCATTAGGTTGACAGATACGATGCATGTAGGTGATACTGTGATTCATCGTGAACAAGCATATTATGAGGATAGTCTTTACCGGGTATGGGTGTCCGGTTATCGTCCGAGACTGGATAGTATGCAGATATTTCCGAGAACTGTGTACCAAACGGTAACAAATGATATTTATCATTCTATTATACCGAAGAAAAAACGTTGGGGGATTGGATTACAGGCTGGATACGGTTATCCGTATGGTTGGTATATCGGTGCAGGTATTAGTTATAACTTATTTATGTGGTAATTGTTATATATGTGTAGAAGCTTACTTGTAGCGACAAGTGGCAGCCTCGGTTTTTCATAGTCGGGGCTTTTTTTTAAAAAAAAAGTGCTGTGATATTTTGCAGCAAAAAATAATGCTTATATTTGCAATATCAAATAACAATAGAACCGGCGGCAACGGATAAGCGGCATAGAATCATGAAGGCATTTGAAATCAACAACGAAACTATCACTATCGAACAAGTAGGTTATGGACAGTACATATTGAGAGGTATAGACACTTCAGTGCATTGTACAGATTCTGAGATATGGGATTGGTGTGATGACGAAGAAAATGAAGAAAAACATTTGTCTGCCAAAGAATCAGCTTACAGATTACTTATAAACTCTTTATAGAATGCAAGAATACACTTTACCAGAATGGGCGTTTTTAGACGCCCGTTCGCATTTAGGGAATCCCTTAGGAAACAGAACAGTGATAAATCATGTCCGTTCAGCTTCTATCATTGAGATAATTGATCGTGATAAGGACGGATTCATCCCGATAGAAGGTGTTATAATGTATAATTTCAAATACATTAGTTCTACTGGGACTGAAAGGCTATCCGCTATCCTGCACTATTGTGCCACATTAGATAAAAATACAGATATGGATACAATTAAGACTCAAATATTGAAAGAATGTGCTATGTGGTATTGCGATTATTGTGCATGGGAAGATAATAATATAATTAAAAGTTATTTTAATGGAGAATGAAAGAGAAAGAATCGGTAAGCGCATTGCTGAAATTCGTAAATCTAAAGGGTTGACACAACGGAAATTAGCGGAGCTTGCAGAAATAGGTTATGGGCATTTAGCCCGTATTGAAACAGGGAAATATTCAACGGGCATTGATTTACTTTGTAAAATTGCAGATGTTCTTGAATATAAAGTAGAATTTATAGAAAAATAAGATCATGGCACATAATTACAACTACGAATCAGTACAAGAACTGCTCTCTTGGGCAAGGAATATGCTTGAAAGCAAGGCATATCCTGAAGCCCCCTATCAACTCAACAAGTGCACAAAGATACTTGATTGTGAAATCTATCTTAATAGTGCAATAGCCACAATTTCGTCTCATTGGGAGAATCCTACGTTCCATCCTACGATTGAACATCTGTGGGAGTTTAGAGAGAAGGTCGAAGGAAAGACTGAGTAATTTACCAGGTCTATATAAACCAGGTAATTACTCATCCATTTTTTCCTTTGATAATATAGCTGGTATTATATCTTGTAGGATGGTAGGACAGTAGATTCCATTTTAATATAACCAGATATTTTTTTTATTAGAATGAACCATTAAAATGTTTTGTTTCCTCGTGCACTTTTAGATCAGTTCCTTTCAAATATTTATTTGTCGTTGATATATCCGAATGTCGTGCTTGATCTCTTGCTATTACAATTCCTTCCGCATTTGCCAGATCTCGAATTCCTGAGTCTTTCAGTGAATAGAATTGATAGGACTCAGGAAATTTGAGATTCCGGCGAGCTTTGTTAAAACAACTTCTGAAACACCGCGTACTTGTTTTTTTATAGCCTGGTTTGAAGTCAGTACTGAATAAGTAGCAATTAGTGTCGTGGTCGAAGATATGTAGGTCTAACATCATTTTTATTAGTTCATCATTAAGTCCAACCATTCCATCTTTTCTGTTTTTTGAGATAGTAGACTCAATGAAAACTTTCTGTTCTTTGATATTTATATCGCGGAGTCGTATATTCGATAATTCTTCTGGCCGAATAAAAGTATAGTATTCCATTCTGCAAACTAATAAAAAGTATTTGTTATGCTCGTCCAAATATTCTTTCAGCCGATATAAATCTCTATGTGACAATGCACTTCTTTTTTTAGTCTCTTCAGAAAGACTTTTTATTTTTTCTACTGGATTAGTATCCATATATTGTTTTTCTATTAGCCACCCACAAAATGAAGATAACCATGTCCTATAGTTATTGCGAGTTCTGGCCGAAGAATCCCGGTCGAGCAATATATAATCCAAAAAGTCACTGATATAACTTAAGTCAAATTGGTAGATGTAAATAATAGGTATGGGTATCTTCTGGCTATATTCGTTAAGCACTCTTATTCTTTTTTGATAATCAGTTAAAGTACTTTTTTTGATGACTTTGGTAGAATATAACTTCTCAAGATATCTTTTATAAAGTAGAATGACATCTTCCCATTTTGCATATTGTCTTGAATTGCTTACTTCGGCCCAGGGATTCCATCCAGAGCGGAGCCTGTGAGTTACATTAGTGATTATCTCTGCTGCCATTTTACGTCGGTCCGTTATTTTCTCTATATTGTTGAGCATATACTTTTTTCGTCTCATTTCCTTTGTTGCAGGATCCAAACAACAGAAATCAACGTACCAATATTTCCCAGTATGTAGTTTGGGTAAGGTGTAGGATATAATCTCCTTGAGGGAGGCTTGTTTACTGACTTTTGAATACAT